GCCTCTGTGTGTGGAACCTGGAAGAACAGACCCTTGTTCAGTTTGCTTAGTCTCCCAACCCTTAACTTATGAACCCCAACCCCTACGACACTGCCTTACATGGTAAGGCGTTTTCCCTTGGCGATGCAATTCAGACTCGACTATGGGACCTTTCCGTGCAATGTCATCTCCTCCTTGATCGCGGACAGTTTGACCTTGTAAGGCTCCTTCAAGCTGAGGGCGAAGCTCTCGCTCAGGCCTACGAAAACCAAGAAACCTTCCTTGTAACACACTTTAACCGAAATGAAAGCTGACAGAGTAGTTCGAGGCGGTGAAGTCGCCGTTTTATACAGCCCAGGCTATGGCGCGGGTTGGAGCACCTGGAACTCCCGCGATGGCAATGGTGACGACGGTCTCGAAAACTTTCTATTGTACGACCCTACCTTGGTGAGCATGGTTGAAGACGACCGCCGAGACTCCATACCAGAGTACGTTGAGTCCGTTTACCCTGAGTCCTACTTTTACGGTGATGGCGCGAGACAACTTTCAATTTACTGGGTACCTGAAGGGGTTATGTTTAGGGTTACGGAATACGACGGGTCTGAGTCCATCGAGTTTCGTGACGCTGAAGACTGGAAAATTGCTTAGTTGCCGTGCGACACAATTACAAAAGTTCTCCACCCTGTAACCCCACATGCTAATACGAGTTCTTGGTGTCGCTGCTGGAGTGTCTTTACTCCTGTTCATTCTCTTTTTGAGGGGGCTTCCAGTGGTGTTTTTCCTCAAAATTGTACCGCTAGCACTCCTCCTTTTTGTTGCATGTGCGTTTATTTACGCCGGTGTAACTAAAGACTAGCCCAGCCTTAATTCCAAACCACTCACATTCAAAATCACATTCAAAATGTCACTCGCAAAAATTGGTATCGGCGTTGGTGCCGGTGCTCTCCTTCTCGCCCTCACAGCTGGTCAGTTCACTACGATCAACACCGGTGAAAACGGGCTCTATGTCGGTTTCGACGGCCAAGTGAAAAACGAGGTTCTGACACCAGGCATTAAGTACGACGGGTTCGGATCCATTAAGGTGTTCAACACCCGAAAGATCACGGTAACTGCAAACGACCTTCGCCCGAAGACCAAGGACAACACCATCATGAAAGAGATGGATGTTACTGTAACATACAGCATCAACCCTAACTCCCTTTACGAGTTCTTCACCAACTACGATCTGACTAATCACGGGATTGCCGAAAATGGTCAGCTTCAACTAATGTCCAGCTACATTTCCAGGCTGATTACATCCGCCGTAAATCAATCTGTCGATGAGTTCCCCGCACTAGCCGTAAACAGCAGCCTGGAACAGATTCAAGACACAATCAAAACCAACCTGTCCGAAGCTCTCCGAAAGAACGGCCTTGATGGTAAAATAACCGTCGACTCCATCATCGTAGGCAAAGCTGACTTACCAGACGAATTGGTGGCGTCGGTGAATCGTGTAGTTGCCGCCCAATCTGGTCTAAAAGAGCAGCAAGTTAAGACTGAAACGGCTCAACTTAAGGCCGAGGAAAACAAGGCACTGGCGTCCACAGTGACTTCGCAGTCTCTTGAGTACCAACGTCTTGAGGTTCTCCGTGAAGCCATGAAAAACGGCAGTATTCAGAAGATTCTGATTAACGGTGCCAACGTGCTCTCCCTATCCGAGGGTGTTTTTAACACGAAGTGAGTGTGGTCCGGGGGTAAGGGCGGGAAGCCGCCCCTTGCTTCCCCGTAGCAAACACGCTAGTATACCCTTACAAAACCATCGCACTGGCACCATAACCCAAAGAAAACCGCAAAGAAAACATGGGAATGTATACAGAGATTTACGTCAACGTTGACCTTAAAGCATCGACACCCGACGACGTCATTACCGTTCTCAAGGCAATGTGCGGAAAGCTCGACGAAGACTCGGAAAGAGAGGCCCTGAAGGACCTTCCAGACCGATGGGGTTGCCTTTTCAGTGACTGCAGCTACTACACTCCTCGTACACACTGCAAATTCCTGGAACGAGACACGATCTCAAAGCAGTGGGCACTCCTAGGAAAAGGCGACATTAAGAACTACCGGGGAGAAATTCAGGAGTTCTTTGAATGGATTTCACCGTGGGTAGACGGCTTTGAGGGTGACTTTATTGGCTACTCACGGTACGAGGAAAACCAACAACCGCAACTATACTTCTTGACAAAACAATGAACTTCGACAACTTTGGCCAGATTTGGAACGAGTCCCGTGGCCGATTCACAAAGCCCGGACGCGACGCCATTCACGAAACGAAAATTGAGGAATGGGTAGATAGGGGCATTGACCTTGCCTTTGACCCTTCCTTCTGGGAAGGTATGGCTCGTGGAGCTATTGAACGTCTTCAAGAAGAGATCGCAGGTACGGACAACCTGCGCTGATTGCACCGCCGTCCGACCCAAACTCCTGATCAACCAACCTCGCAAAACCATGGGACTTGACTCCTACCTTTACGCTGAGAAATACCTTGGCAACTACGACCATTCGTCCGACGAAGAAAAAGAAACGTATAACAAGATTGTAACAGCTTTGGGTATGACCGACTTTGCAGCCGTTAGGCGCAACAGTCTTTACACGCGAGTCGAAGTTGCTTACTGGCGTAAAGCCAACCACATTCACAAGTTTTTTGTGGATCTATCTGAGGGAGAAGACAAATGCGAAGACATTGATGTTGGCCGAGACGACTTGGTAGAACTTCTCTCTCGGTGCAAAAAACTCCTCGAAAGTAGGGACACCCCTGCGGAAACAAACACAGTAAACCCTGCGGAGATCCTACCCACCGAAGGGGGATTCTTCTTCGGCTCGACAGACTACGGTGAGAATTACTACGCCGACCTTGAACACACAGTCAAAGTCCTGGAGAAAGTCCTCAACCACCCCGCGATTCCTGAGGAGGACTATAGCTGGAGGTTCGTGTACCGGGCCTCCTGGTAGTTCCCAGGATTTACTGCATTAGGTTTTAACTATGCTTGGGTGTCGATGGCTCAGAAACCCTTGAGGATTTCCTCCACCATTCGACCATCGAGTCCTTACCCATAGCGCAAAGTTGATACAGCTTTAATTTGTATCTTAACAAACAATCAACTTGAGAAAATGACAACCTTTTTAAACGCACTCGAAAACGAGTTTAACCAAACTACCACTGCAAACGGTGCAAAGGCATACAAGTCCACCGAGTCTAAGTGCCTGGACCTTTTTGGAAAGATTGCAGCTTGCCGTGACAAAATCAGCGAAGCAACTCGACTGTTCAACCTTGCCTACGCAGAAGACCCTGAGACCGCAACTCGAATCTTGTTTTGGGCACGCGACATTCGTGGGGGCCAGGGAGAGCGAAAGATCTTTCGAGAAGTTTTCAAGGAGCTGGTTCGAAATGATGCTGCAATTGGTGCCAGGCTAGTTAGCCTGATTCCACAGTACGGTCGCTGGGATGATGTGGTAGCCCTTGACGGTACCTTAGTTTGGGGCATCGCACTCGAAGCAATTAAGGCACAACTGAACGCCGACCTAAATACGGAAGTTGGAAAGTCAGTTTCACTTCTGGCAAAGTGGCTGCCTTCCATTAACGCTTCCAGCCAGGACTCTAAGAGGATTGGCCGAAAAATTGCCGAAGCAATGGGTTGGACCGAGAGGCAGTACCGCAAGGCACTGACTGCCCTCAGGTCACAAGTCAAGATTGTTGAGCAGCCAATGTGTGCCCGTGAGTGGGAAAGCATTGACTATAGCAAGTTGCCTTCTCGGGCAGGCTTCATGTATCGTAAAGCTTTCGCCAAGCGCGACGGCGACCGCTACCAATCCTACCTTGACTCGGTAGAGAAAGGTGAGGCAAAAATCAATGCCGGTACGATCTACCCTTACGAGATCGTGCACAAGTACCTTTACGGGGGTGAGAGGAGCGATCAGACTCTAAACTTAATGTGGGAGGCTCTACCCAACTACATGGAAGGAGAGCAGCTGAACGGCCTGGTAATTGCCGACGTCTCAGGATCAATGGGAAATAACGGCGGCATGCCCATGGCGGTTTCAATCTCGCTGGCGATGTACATCGCTGAGCGTAACACCGGGGCATGGAAGGATAAGTTCCTAACCTTCTCCGGAAGACCGCAGTTGCAGTCGGTTACAGGGAGAAACGTTGCTGAGCGTGTTAGTAACCTTAGTCGGGCCGACTGGGGTGCGAATACAGACCTGCAAGCAGTCTTCAATCTTGTGTTGGCTACCGCAACGAGGAACCATATTCCTGAGGGGGAAATGCCGCGCAAGCTCATCATTGTCTCAGACATGCAGTTTGATTCCTGCTGCAGAAACAACTCAGTGACAAACTTTGAGGCGGTGCGAATCAAGTACGCTCAAGCAGGGTATTCCTTGCCGGAACTTGTCTTCTGGAATGTTAGCTCTAGCGGCAACGTACCTATGAAAATGCATGATACGGGGACTTGCCTGGTCTCCGGATGCAGCCCTTCAATCCTGAAAGCTGTGCTTACTGGCGGGGTAATTACGCCTGTAGGGGCTATGCGTGACGCTGTTTACACTGAAAGGTACGACGCTGTCGGTGCCGTATTTGCTGAAGGAGCATGATCTGGATCAAATTGCCGGGTGCCCTCTGCATCGTTCTGCAAACCGTATTCATGACTATGAAAGTAACGGGTCAGGTTTCCTGGCCCTGGCTCACAGTGCTTTCACCAACCCTTGTGCCAATTTTTCTACTTGGGTTGGGAGCCCTTTGGATGATTCTTCAACTACTTTCGCATGAGAAATAACTAATGTTTGAGAATCTCGCAGTTTCGTTAATGACAGCCCAGGGTCTCCTCCTCGGGTTGAAATTAACGGGGCAAATAACCTGGCCATGGCTCTCAGTGTTTAGCCCAATCGTAATCTTAGGCTCTGTGTCCATTTTGTCACTCATTCTGCTTCTGCTACTGTCGAATTTGTATGCAAGGTCAACCAAGTGAATCGCATAGCGAGTGGGCTCCCTTTTCCTCTTCTTTGCGGGAGGAGTACGACAGTCTTGTAGAAAACTTACGAAGTCGTGGCCTAGACAATGTTATTTCTTGGGAGAACTTTCTAAGAGACTTCACACCCTTAGTTGGACACGAAATACCAACCGAGTACCGCCATTACGACGTAAGAGTGTCGGAAGATGGTGAAGTTATCGAGTTGTATAAGGGGACTCGACGAGTAACAAATTTGAGCCAGGGCGGTTAACCGCCCCTAGCGGTTCGGTTTTCACCCTTTCCTTCGCTCAGCAAAACCGCTATAGTTCACGTATGGAAAACACCCCAGTATACAGCATCTTCTCGGGGATACCTCCTTTCTCAGTTAGCCCTAAAGCAATGTGGAAGTTTAACAAACCCCTGAGTCAATTGCGCTTTTTTCGTGACAGTTTACTGAGGGACGACCAACACACCTACGCCGCAAGGCTTGGAGAAATTGTGGAGTCCCTCGAAGAGTGGTATGAAGGTGCCTTGGACTCGAACGAGGAGGTAGAGGGCTTTGAGGAGTTAAGCAAAGTGTACAGGGAGGCCAACTCAATCTACGAGTCTAAGCTCTCCGATGAAGCCAAGTATGACCTTATTTTCTCCAAGAAGATATCGCAAAAAGTCCCCTTCTCGTGGTACGACCCTGACACATCTTACGAGGAGGACGTAAGGTACTTTATGAACGCCTTTCGAGAGTATATGAGTGGTGCCCCGCGATAGGCCCCGAGTGAGGGTCTCTGCTTGAGTCCGTTTACCCCTAGCACCCTCAACCTATGATACGGATGTGGAGCTCAAGGTTCCACTCCTCGCCCCTTAACCTCCACCCAGCAAAGCGGTGCGAAAAACCGAAGAGTAGCCAAGTGGTTAGGCAGTGGTAATGCAAAAAGATTACCTAGCTTAGGTAATTCAGCAATTACCCAATACGCAAAAGGAACCGCCATACGCAAGTTCGAATCTTGCCTCTTCGACTTTGCCTTCGGCAAACATAGATAGTTCAGCGATTTACCCTAACTCTCTTGGGAAAAACAACTATCTAGTTAAACTCAGACTTTGTAAACAGAATGAAAGTAAAAGACCTGAAGGAAAGACTGAGCGACTTCCCGGATAACATGGAAGTTGTTGTTGGTGTACTCTTATCTTTACCTCCCGATCACATACCCCTCACTAAGGTAGAAGGGAGAGTTCGCATTAAGGAAGACATTGTAGCAGTTCTCGACCCCGAAGACGAGTATGATCTTCCGAGCTACTACTATGACAATTGTTTCTATGCTAACCCTGAAAATCAAACGGGTGTGAAGTTACATCCTTACTCTTTTCCCGGTGAAAACCTGCCCAAAAGAAAAGTGTTGATGCTGAATGTTTGTGTGGACTCATATAGGCTCTAGAACTTGGGGGCTAAACACCTTTATTATCGATCCAAGTAATTTGCCAAGCGAACGTAGACCTAACAAAAAGATATGACACCCACTGAAGCAGGTTTTGACGGTGACAAGGGCATACGGTTAGACGTGCCGAGTAAAGGGATAGGGCATGACGTATTGTATCGACTGAAGCGAGGTGAGACCCTGCCCAAAAACTCCCAAAACAAATCGTTAAAGAACATGCTGATCTGGTATTACCCCGACGATAGCGACTCTAAGCTCTTGTTCTGTAACTCTGACGGGGAGTGGTTTAACTTAACCTTTGAACCCATTAACATTGGAGAGTAGCTCAGGGGGCTGAGAAAAAACTTTCAATATCGCTCCAGGTAGTTTTCGGATCAAATACGGGACCGTAGCTCAACTGGTAGAGCACGAAAAGTTATCTTGACAAAGATACATCAGCAATTAAATTACCTCTTTTAAAGGCGCGGTTGCAGGTTCGAGTCCTGCCGGTCCCATTCCCATTTTTGTTATGACTAACAGCAAGACCTTCTTTCTCCTAACTCAAAACCACCTGAAACTGCTGAGAAGAATGCACGTTGGGTGGAGCAACTGTGAATTCGGTGCTCCGGAAATAGACCCGAAAAGACCGTATGGTAACAGTTGGGTTATCGGAGACATACACGAAATTCTGACTGGAGAAGACCTAGAAGAATTGACCGAGTCACAGGAAGAGGAGTACAGGCAACTTCACGAACAAACTCAAACAGCCCTCCAAATCATTCTCTCTACTGGGAAGTTTGAGGAAGGTTTGTACATGCTTACTGAACCGTATTCTTCTACATGGGTGCGGAAAGCCATGATCAATTCCATGGCCTACAAAGACTACACAGCCAGTATGGTCTTCGATACTGAAGACAAGATTATTGTTGGTCGTGTCCTAGACATCGACGACATTATCTCGTTTCACGGCGAAACGATAGCTGAATTTGAATCCAACTTTCATGCAGCCATCGAAGACTATCTAGCCGCATCCCAGGAACTTGGCTCTTCGCCGGAAAAGCCCGCAAGTTAAGGTACTTCGGAGGTCTAAGGCTCGGTTTCAGGTTCGAGTCCCGCCGCTTCCCTTTTCACACGAAAAATGAACAGAGTTTCAATTGCGATCTTGGCGCTTTGCACCGCTTTATCTGGCAACGAGGCATTGTGCAAGACCCAAGTAGTGATTACAGGTAGGAACGCAGAAGAAGTACAAAGAAATGCGTTCAAAACCAAAATGAGCTACCCGCTCAGACCGGTGAAATGTAGTCAACGGTGCTCTCAATTGTGGGAAAGAGACTGAGGTTCGGGTCTTAGCCCCAGAGGAAGGGCGGTTTACCGCCTTGCCTGTCTGAGAGAAAGGTGGTATGATTATAGGGTAGCCGAGAAAGTCCAATGGAGCAGCTCACAAATCTCTCCCCCAAAGCACAAGCAATTCGTGCTCAAGCCATCAATGCGTATCGGAGCAGAGCTACGACCGAAATTGACCTGATTGTAGCAGCCACTCTTCGCGCTGCTGCTGACTCGATTGTTCCCGAGGACTACGCGTCTTTCACCGGGCACGTTGAGTGGGACAATGGTCTAGAAGCAAGGAACGACTCCGTCCGTGAGTCCCTCCTTGGTATTGCCGCTGAGCTAGAGAGTCGATTCACTAGCTCGATCCAAGAGCGGTAAACCGTTTTCCTCGGGCGGTTCACCCCCCTTTCCTTTCCGACAGGAAAGCGGTATAGTTATTTCAGTCCAAGCAACCCCTCACAAACCATGCCCGCTTTCGCCATCACCAACGACCTTAACTGGACCGTCTCCCCAAGGCCCACGGCATCGCTTAACTCCCAGGGAGTCTGGGTTGCGGACCCAGACCGCAAAGCGATACACCGAGACGACACCGACGAACGCCTCGGATATGTTTCCACCGGGTACGAGGTGGTGCAAAATGCCCAGCTTCTCCAGATGATCAACCCTATGGTTGAAGAGGGGCTTCTGGTAGTGGAAAACATGGGATACTTGGCTCACGGGGCCAAGGTGTTTGCACAGGCGAAAATCAACCAGGAGTTTCGTGTAGTTGGCGAGGACTACAACGCCTACATTACTCTTCTGAATGGGCACACGGGAAACGCCTCCGTGGCCATCGGTCCGGTTGCCACTCGCGTAATTTGCGGCAACACTTTTTCGATGGCTTACTCTAACATCGGAGAAAAATTCCGCCACTCTTCCGGAGTGAACGAGCGCATTCTTGAGAGCACCGCAGTGCTTGACTTTGTGAATAGCGCCATGAAGATGTATTCTAAAAGAGTTGAAGTCATCGCCTCGGCAACTTGCACTTCCGCCCAATTCCGTGCCTTCCTTGAGGCGACTTACAAGAAAGAAGCGGACAAAATGCGCAATGTCAACGTTCTCAACGACCTGTTTTACAACGGCGCTGGTAACGAAGGTCGCACCTTTTACGATGCCATGAATGCGGTTACGGACTTTAGTTCCAATCGTAGTCGAAAGAGCGAGACCGGACGCTTTGGCTACGCAAACTTCGGCCAAGGCGCAACCATCAACCAGCGGGCCATGGAAGTAGCCCTTGATATGGCTACTGTCTAGCCCTAGGGCACCGGGCCCAAGGGTCCCGCTCCCAAGATCTTACCAAGGGGAATGGGCGGTTTTCCGCCCCCATCCCTTACCGGGCACACGCTAAAGTTAATCAGCTTACCTTCCACCGCCAACCTCTCAATGAAGTTTCGCATTCGACACGAAGTATGAAAACTGAGAATCCGTATATTGGTATTGTCGCTGGCTTTGTGATCATAGCCTTCATAGTCGGCCTACTTCTTTTAGGGGTCGGTGCGGTTAGCGTGGCCAGTCGTAGACTCGAAGAGAGCACCGCTGAGATTGAGAGGGAAGAAGCGAAGGTCTTAGCCGAAAAGTGCAAGCTGGTGAGTAACTCAGTTCGTGCAGACCCGTACATAACCGAGAGGCCCCTAAGCCTCCACATTTGCAACGACCAAGGGGTCTCAACTTACTTTGTAACGCGTAAACCTTTCCCCTAGGTTTGCTGGGCGAGGAAAACCACGCACCGTTCACCTTTTCCAAACAAACCAACGTATTTTCGAACGAAACAATGACCACAGCAACTTGCACCGAAGCACTGACGCCAGCTGAAGCCACTCGGGTTGCTCACCGGATGTGCACATCACAAGGGCTCCCTCCGCTCCCGCATATCCCGGCGAATTTCCTACTCGCCCTTGACGCCTTAGAGGAGTGCACGTACAGAAACGTAGAAGACTTGGGAGGGTTGACACCCGAACAACAGGAAGCCAATCTCCTCCATGTCGCACTATGGATTGTTGAGCGCGACCGGAAAAACCTCCACATGGAGAGGTGGCACAAGCTCTGGTTTGACACTGACAGAACAACTTACGAAGATTGGTCCTTCTGGAAGGAACCATCGAACGAAGCAGGTTTTCACACGTGCGGGACCACTCACTGTCTGGCGGGCTTCGCGCAGGTTATGGGAGGGGTTGGTGCTTTTACTCTCACACCTAAAGAAGCGGGAGAGGTGCTTCTCGGATCGAATGCAGCAGGCCACTTCTTCGACACTGACGAACAAGCACTTGTTTTCCTGGAACAAGTTATTGAACGTAATTCCCATTCAGTACACCCCACTGAGTAGTATGAAAATCACGTATAACGCACCGTCGAAAGTTGAACGCACCGTCGAACTTAACGAGTCCGATTTCCCGCCCCTTTATGGCGCAATCCGAGACTGTTTCCTGCAGAGACTTAAATCTTTCGGCTTGTCCAACCCGTTCTTCCCCTTTGAGTACGAAGCAATCGAGTTCTGCCGCACGGCGGGAGTTGATACGACTAATCGCATAGACGTGGTCGAATTCTTTGAGACGCTTCTTTTGAGGGGAACCCCGGAAGTTTCAAACATTTCGGAGGAAGATGAAAACGGCAATCACTAGCTTAAGGGTGGCCGAGAAGGTTTCGGTGCAGTCAGGGGACTTTCCCGACATCCCCTATCTTATTGTCAACCTAACATGGAAAGTATCCCCCAACAGCACGCACTTTCAGTGGTTTCTCGACGATACGAAAGATATCGTTCAGCAGTTAAGCGTCGTAAATCCTGAAGAATGGGACGACCCGTTCTCGCTATTCGAAATAGAATTTGAAAAAGTTTGGATTCCGCACGGAGATAGGTGGAAGTACATTCCAAAGTTCAACACTTTCTGGTACAAGGATTACGTTTCAGACTGCCCGGTCGTTAGGGCCACCTTAAAAGAGCTCGAACACTTTCAGCAGAGAGAAGAGTTTTCGTCGGAGTACCGGTTTTTCGATGAGAGTATTTTGTACAAGCATCTCTCGGTCTTGTGCACCTTTACGGACTGATCCGGGTAAATTACACTATACAGACCTTTCGCAGAGAGCAACGTTGGAACAAACGAATAAAGAGCCAGAATGTTGCCGCAGAAGTTTCGGCGCATCCTTGATTGACACAGCTAAACGAATGCTGGAAGATCCGTCGTTTGCCCCTCGCCAAGTGGCAAAGGACCGACTCGCACTTTGTGAGAGCAATGTGTGCGGATCCTTTGAAGAAAAAAGTTCAACCTGTGACGAGTGCGGATGCTTTCTTCCCGCTAAGACAACAATGGCAAACATGCGGTGCCCACGAGACTACTGGGTTGAGTGGGTGAGAGGGGAGTCTAATGACGCGGGAGAGAAGGCTTAAGTAAGGGGTGCCTTGCAGATAAGGTTTACTACCCTCTGTGGGACGCTATTCTAGTTATGAAAGCCCTGGTAGCTCAGTGGAAGAGCACTGTCCTTCTAAGACACCGGTCGTGGGTTCGAATCCCTCTCAGGGCGTCGGTTGCCTTTGCAGCCACACTAAACAACAACAATACAAAATGGCAAATCTTTCTATAGTTGATCGTGCCGCACGAATTAGCAGCAAAAGCCCCAGGGGAGCAAAGCTCCTTCTGAAGCTCAGTGAGGCAAGCACCGGCACTGAAGTTCAAAGTGCCCTTGACGAATTTGACCTGGCATTCGGAGTTCAAACTCCCTCTGTCTGAGCTTTACCTTGGGTTCCATCCCACACGGTGGTTCCCTTTCCTGGGCGTGTGGTGTACGGTGCACAGGGACCCTTATACAGTCCTCTCCGGCAGATTACCGGCTAGTTAGGGTTCGACTCCCTACACGCCTACTTAGTTTCAAGTCCTCGAAAACTCGTTAAAGAACACACCCACAGGTCATATCCGGTGAACGACACAGGAGTGGCCCACCACGGTGACAAGGAAGAGTGGCTGAGCGGCCGAAAGCAGCAGCTTCGAACACTGTAGAGGGTTAAACCTCCGGGGGTTCAAATCCCCCCTCTTCCGTTTACGGTTTCCCCTTTGAACACATAGAGATTCAACGGCGCTAAAGAAACCGTTATACACATGCAAAATGACAATTAAAGACAAACCGGAATTCGTGAATGAAGTAATTTCACGGGTGATTAACAACGCACCAATAAGCGAAGTTCTCCGCGTATACTCTCTCTCCGTGAAAGCGGCAATTGACGAACTTGACGACGACGGCTTCTTTCAGGCCGTGCTTAACGCGGGGTACACAGACCTGATTGAAAAGTACGCTGACTTAGACGACCTTGACGAATTTGTTGAGGGTTTCTCGGGTAGTGAGGGAAGTGTGGTCTACGAGAACAAAGGAAGGTCGGAAGTTCAAAGTGCTCTTGACGAGCTTAACCTTGACGTTGGTCTGTGCCTGGACGAATGTTCCCCTTCCTAGACGAGACTGACTGGCTTTTGCCTCTGAGGCAAGCGTCCTTTTTAGCAGAGAAGCGCGCACTATCCTTGGAAAGTCGCGTAAGAGAACTGAGGCGAACTAAGCGGAAACTGAGGCAGAGGAGAGTAGAGCTCCAAGAACAAGAATCGCAGATTCTGCGGACTATACTTAAAACCCTGTGAAAAGGGACGGTTTCCACCCTTGCCTTCCCGGATCAAGGGGGGCTATAATGGGTGTGTAAGCGAGCTTAGTTCTCCAAGTATGAAGCGTGCCATCAAAATTGACGGCAAGGTTACTGTCCCTAATTTCACTATTGAAAAACTCCTGCGGTCGGTGTCAGAAGACGCAGCGGGCACTCGTAGGTCCGACCCACGGTTGTGGACTCTCGGCGATGTCGGGTCCAAGCCAGTGCCGGACTGGCTTCGCTCCACTTTGCAAGAGGCACTTTCGCTTCTAAATCGTGCAGAACAGCAATACAGGTTTCCATCCCCGACTGAAAATATGCGTCGCGAGGGCGCCACGGTTGTGTACGGGAAAGGGTCCGTAGGTTCGCACGAAGACTACGAAATGACTGGTTTGTCTCTCCTGGTTTTTCTCGGGGGGCACACCCCTGACGACGAGGCACCCTACGGCAGCCAGCTCATATCTGAAGGCGAATTTTACGCTGGCGGAAAAATGACATTGATGAGGCCAGGGGACGCGCTAGTTTTTGACGATAGGGAAACGCACTCTTGGATGGCCAACGGCTGCTGGTTCTTTATCGTTAGCCCCCTCAACAAAGTTTAGTATGCCAAAACTTCTCCCACTTAATTCTTTCGTCGAACAAGTTGCACAACATTCCTTTAACAACTGGGATGGTGGCGGAGACGGCAGAATTGCGGACTTATTTTGGCCTGCGATTATCTACGGTTTGCCTGAAGTTGATTTAGAAAGGAAGGTTAGGGCAAAGTTTCAGGACATAAAAGCTGAGTTTAACGAAAGATTCATCTTCAACTAACCAACCGACAAGTGAAAGGTGCCGAAAAGTATTCTCTGCCAAATTGACCCCCGAGGGCGCCTACAAAAACCTGAAACACTTCAGGAGTACGGAAAGCTTCGGGACTACATGATTCAAAGGCCCTGGGAGTCGCTCAGTGACGGGGTCTTCCTTGAGCTAGTTACCGAGAAAGGTTGCACCTTTTACGGTTGCCTGTTCAAAGGACTCGACCTCATGGAACTTCAGTATCAGCGTTTGTGCTGGCATACGCAAACTCTCATTGGAGTGGACTTTGACAAGTGCGAAGTTCATCCCGAGAAAATGGTCAAGCTTTACACTGAGCTAGGCTACAAGCCTTGGCTCGCTTACCGAACGTTTTCTGACGGCCAACACCCCGGAAAAAGCTCATACCGACTCCTGTGGAAAGTTAACGTGAATCTAAATGTTTCCTACGAAGAAACTCATGGCTTTATCAAAGCACTTGCCGCGTTAGCTGGGAAGGGGGTGGCGGACAAGCATAGCATGGACCCTAGTCGAATGTGGCAAGGTTCTCGAAAGGGATACGTGCACTACGACCCTGACGCCCCTTTGCTCGACCTGACGGGACAACCGGACCCTAAAACACCTGACACTTAGAAAACATCTGTGAAAACCGCTGTAACGTTCGGGAGGTTTAACATAGGCCACCCCGGCCATGTTGAGCTAGTTAAAAAGTTGCTCACCCTTGGTTCGACCGCTAAAGTTTATGTGTCCTTAGGGAGACAGAACAACGACTGGGACCTTCGAGTTTTACTTCTGCGGACGCTGTGCCGCCAAGCGAGCATTGACCTGAGTAGGGTATCATTTCTAAAGGCCATCGATCCCTATGCGGGGTTGTCAGATGTTCTAAAAAGCAGGAAGCCAAGCGAGGTGGTTCTCGTTCTGGGGTCCGACCAAGCTTCACTCGGATTGCAGCTTTCGCACACCTTCGGAGTCTCTTTTCATGGGAACGAACGAAGTGGTTCGAGCACGGCGCTGAGAAAGGTTTTAGACCAAGGCAAAAACCCTGCACCTTTTCAGGGGAACAGGTACGCTTTAAAACTTGCAACACTCTTGAGAAACAATGAAAAGTTCCGAAAAGCTCAAAGAAAAGTTAAGGAGTCTGCTTAAGGGCTGCCCTGGCGTCAAAGTGGGTGCGTCATGGCCCTGGAACGACCTGGAGTTTAGAGAGATTGCCTGGGTGGTTCAAGACTATGTGAACAACAGTGGGGACGTTGTGAATGAGGACCCTCTTCATGAGTGGGTTGAAGAGTATAACTTTTTCCGGTCTGAGACCAAAAGCTAAAGTTGGCCGGTAAACCGCTTGTCCTTGGGCGGTTTCCCGCCTTGCCCTGACGAGGAATAACGGTATAATATAAATATGGAAAACAACCTCGAAGCATACGTGATGGTCGGTGCCCCTGGCTCCGGAAAGTCAACCCATGTGGCTAAGCTACTAGAGCTTCACCCAGATGCCGTTGTAATTTCCGGCGATGAAATCCGCGCTGAGCTCTACGGGAACGCGGACATTCAAGGAAATTACGTAGAAATCCACGACCGCATGCTTGAGATTCTGGAGGAGAGTGTAGGTCGGACTATAGTTATGGATGGTACCCACTACAAGGCAGCTTACCGCAAGGAAGCAGTTGCTATGCTAAACTCGTACGGTTACTGCAAAATCACCGCTGTTGTCCTTGACAAGCCCCTCACCGTTTGCCTGCGCCAGAATGCTTCTCGCGAGCGTAGGGTTCCGGAAGAAGTGATTGAGCGCATGCACGCCTCCTTACAAGCTTCCCTTAAGAATATCAACGAACCCTTCCACCGTATTGACTTCATATACTGACAAGATGATAACTTACGACAACAAAATACAGCCGGGGGACGTAGTTGCTCTGGGGGACATTCACGCGACCTGGACTCTTTTCGAACAATTTCTAAATTGGGTGAAAGGGTCTCAAGCCACCGTCATACTTTTAGGTGACATGATTGATCGTGGTAGGGGCGACCTGAAAGTTTTGGAGTATACGAAAAAGCTCCTCTACGATCCGGAAAGTTGGGGGCTTCAAGCCTTTTATGCCCTGATGGGGAACCACGAGAGGATGTTTCTTGACGCCCTTGACGACCCAAGTAGTTACGTTCTGTGGATTCGAAACGGGGGAAACTATGACCAAGTGGGTGACATGGAGAGGGAACATAAGGAGTGGATTCGAAATCTACCCTTGTATATGACAATTGGAGATACCCTTTTCATTCACGCAGGGGTGTACCCTGGCCACGACCCTGCAAAGCTCATTGTCGATGGGAGAGGCGAGGCACTCCTGTGGATTCGACAACCTTTTCTGAGATACGGGCCGGAGTTCGAAGGGTGGAACCCACGACTGAAGAAAGTCGTTCATGGTCACACACCAACCAACTTCGAGGAACCACCTCAGGACCACCTTCCCGTTGTGACGGGACAACGCGTAAATATAGATACGGGTGCGTTTATTAAGACGAAGGGTCGCCTAACCGCTTACAACGTCACTCAAAATACTTTTCACCAATTTTCACGGCAACCTCGCAAGGACTAGTCTGGAGCCAAGTTCCGACACTAAAACCACACCAGAACCTAAACAATGAAACTGCTTCTCGTAGACACATCCGCGCTATTTTTTCGCTCGCGCTCAGCTCTCCGTCGAGCTATGGGTGAAATGGTTACGAGCTATGGAGCTCCAGTAACTGGGACTTATGGGTTTTGCAACGCCTTACTTGCCGTGATGGCTCAGTACGAGTACGATTGCGTAGTTCCTTGTACAGATAAAGGTGGAAACTTTCGCAAGAAAGAATCCGGTACTTATAAGGCGAATCGAGAAAAAGCCAGCGTTGAGCACTACTCCGACCTTTCCCTCCTGGTTGAAGACGTCCTTCCAGCTCTTGGTTTTTCGCCAGTGGGTGCCCAGGGTTTTGAGGCGGACGATGTTGTAGCTCATATTTCTCGTAACTCTCCTGGGTACAGTGAAGTACACATTTTGACTTGCGATAAGGACCTGCTTCAGCTTGTCAACGACAGAGTAAAGGTGCTTCTCTTCAACTCAGCTAAGAAAATGGAGCTGGTTGACATTGAGGGTGTTAAGGGGCACTTCGGTGTTCCCCCCTCAGACGTCAAGTTCTTCAAGGCTTTGTCTGGGGACTCCTCAGATAACATATCAGGTGTCTCCGGCGTTGGCCCGAAGACCGCTGTGAAGATAATCCAAGAGTGCCACACCAGCGGTACAAACTCAGAGCTGTCGCTCGCTGATCGAATCGCGTTCCATCCTAAGGTGGTTTCAACTGCGTCCACATTCTTTAGTAACCTTCGCTTGGTCACTCTTGAGGACGATGTTCCCGATTTGTCGTGGTACGCGTCTTCACCGCCGTCTGAACAGAGTGTAGAAGCACTCTTTGAGGGTTTAGAGTTCAAGTCGTACTTGAAGCCAGCACGGTTGAGCAAGATTCTGAAAACACTCAAGGTTGTTTCGTAGGACGAATAACTACCTATCACACCTTCGGACCATGAAATACCCACGTGTCCGCCCCAGACTCACTTACCTCCGCATCCTTGGAAATATTGCGCTGGTAGTTGGACAATTTGTTTTGCTTTTCTTGGACCGTAAGGTGGGCCTATTAATTCTGATTACAGGGAGCACTCTGAGCCTTCCCTTCTTTGTAAAGAAAAAGCAGTGGGATGTGGTAGCTGTCATCGTAGTTGGAATAACCCTGAACGTCTTTGGGTTAATACACAGTCCAGTCCCTAACTAGTCCTTGTGGGAGAGTGGGCGGTTAACCCTCCTTCATGGGGCGGTTTTCGCCCTTTGTTTCTGCCTCGCAGAAACGGTATAGTAAATGTATGGAAAACGACTCAGTCCGCTCCAAACTTGGACCCCGCCAAAAGGGCCGAAAACGAAAAGGCAGGGCCAAGCCCCAAGCTCTTCGCCAAGCGAGAGCTCGCCGCGCCTGCCTCCTTCAAAAGTTGACCCCTCAGTCCCACCCGCAAGCAAAGCAATGACCTGCACCCCTGCCACTGAGAAGAGTGAAACTAATGCTTCTGCCCTTGCGTCTGAGTACAACGGGGTTTGGGCGTCTGTTCACGATGCCCGAAAGAAGCTTATCCAAGCGAACTGCCCCTCTCGCGGTACTAGGGATGAGGAAGCATGGGAGTTATTCTGCGAGGAACGGGAAGCGGCTCTTGAAAAGCTCAGGCAAGTAGAGGACTACCTCATGGACTTGGCTTTCCAATACTCCTGCGAAGCTTCTCGCAACCTTTCTGTGGAGCATGTGTAGGACATGGAAAACAGCAACTTAAGCAAAATTAAGCCGAAACTGCGAACGAACGGCAGAGTCTCGGGGAACTTCGGAAGGAACAAAATCCAAGGTAAACTAGGAACCCTGGACCTCAGCTCTGAGGTACTGAACAAGGAAAACCTGCAGATCCCGAACCGGGACGCAGTTTACGAGAGACTCGAACAAGCCTATAATACCACCACGGACCCTAAACTCAGGGCCACCTTGGCTGAAATGCTTAGAAAGCGAAAAGCTACGGTCCGAGTCAGAGATGTGACGAAAACCAGCAAACCACGATCAGACTACTGGGAGGAGGTCAACCGTGTACGATAAACCTGCCCCGTACAAGTCACCCCTTCGAGTTGGGTTTAACTTCCCATCGTTCGTAACCTACAAGTGCCCCACTACGGATGTACTCGTGGGGAAAGTTTACAAAAATGCCGAAGGAAAGTGGTATCTTACCTCTTCGTACCTAAGGTGGCAACCAATCGAGGTTTTCACTAAGATAGGGGGCTTTCTCTTCCTAAACCAACTTCACAAGAGGCGACACCATACCCAATGAAACCAACAAACCCCACTCGAACACTCAACCATCTGAACCTTGTTAAGAAGGGTACCCAGAAGAGGGTGGCACTCTACAAGGCTCAGCTTGAAATGGCCAAAAAACCACAATCCTAACCCATGAGCCATACTTCCGCGATTACACAGGTCTTTACACAAGGTGAAGGTGAAGAAATTCACCGTTCGGTGAGTCTCCCCAACTCAGACTGGCTCGTTTTAGCTCAGTGTGCCGAAGCCTTTTCCTCCACCTTTAGGGCACAAGCGAGTCAGGTAGTTGCCACTTATGTGACACGTGGACAGCTTGATTTGGCTGTGAGCGAGGCAGCGAAAATGAACATATTGCTTCAACAGCTAGACAGCATTCACATTGCCCTTATGTCGTGACGCCTAAAAATAACCCCTTAGTGGTGTTTGATATTGACATGACACTCACGAGTGAGTGGTATTACGAAGACAATGTTGCAACGCTTCGAGCCAATTTGCCACTCGTTCAACTTGCAGTATCTCTAGCTGTATCCGGTGTTACAATCCTTATATCCACTGCTCGCCCAAATCGTCTTCGAGCCGGCTCAGAAAACTGGCTACAAAGTGTGGGTGTTAAGTTCGACGCCTTATACATGAGAGAGGACGGGGACGATCTCCCCGACCACTACGTTAAGACCGAGCAAGCTCTCGCAATTATTGAAGATTTCGGACGCCCTTCGCTTTGGTACGACGACAACCAAGACAACTGTAAAGTTGTGAGAGAACTTGGGATTCCTTGTGTTCAGGTTATGCAATGATTCATACACACTCGCACCACCCCCTAGGAAAAGAAGAGAAATAATGGCTACCATGGCCGAAATGAGCTTCCACCTACCTAATGTCGTGCCAGAGAGACAGGAGCTTGTTGCAAACCTTATGGTAGAGCAACTTCGTGGTGCTTCCCACCTGCCAAAACAACACCCTCAACGCCAAACAACAACCATGAAAATTGATTCCGTTATTTCTGTTTCACTTCCTCGCGAGACATGGTCGCTCATAAACGACCTTCTCAAGGAGAAGCAAGCGTCTTTCGAACGTGACATTGACCGAGTGGACGACATCGGTAGGGCTGACTACGCTCAAGTTCTAATTGATTGCGCCGAGCAATGCAAGCAAGCATCAGACGAAATCTGTTTAGCACATTCCCTGGCGTCTTTCGACCTTTGAGCACAGACGCTGAGCGGAGCTCAACTTCCAGGTTAGTACCCCAACCCTTCAGTCAAATGTTGTCCACTGACACACGACTCCAGCTACAAGATATTGCCGACCGTATCTCAAGACACGAGGAGATTTCCCTTAAGGAGATTTCCCTTATTCAGAAATGGTCAGACCACAATCGCCACGCCTACGAGATCCTTCAGAAAGCACGTCGGAGGGCAATCTCGGGGGAGCCTGAGCCGGGGTCTCTCGACGAACTTATCGACGGGATGAACCTCGGCTTTGCGGATCCTTCCTCTCATTTAGTTGGACCCCAATCCCCAGACGATCTTGCAAACTTTTTCAGGGCGCCTCCGTGGCTGAGACATGACTAAGGGCCATGGTACTTCTGAGACATGGGCAGAGGCCAAGCTCGAGACTTTAGATCCCACGACCCCATGGTACGAGTTTCTCTCCTACTGTGAAGCTTGTCGAAGCTTAAACGTGAAAGCGTCTGTAGGTCGCTTCACCCGTTACCAAAACTATATTCAAACAATTTCGCTATGAGTTACACAGGACAGTTAATAACCTTTGAAGGTCTTGACGGCTGCGGAAAAACAACTCAGCTTAAGGCTGTTTCTGAGTGGCTTTCGAGCAGTGGTCAATTACCTGGGGGGGTGAAAGTTGTCACAACTCGAGAGCCAGGATGTTTACCAGGTGTGCGAGACTTGCTTAAGGACCCTAAGGCTGCGATCACACCGAAAGCCGAACTTTTACTGCTCATGGCCGACCGGGCTCAACACGTTGCAACAGTAATAATGCCGGAGCTGGAGAAAGGTAACTGGGTGTTATGCGACCGATTTTACGCGAGCACCTTAGCCTATCAAGGGTGGGGACGAGGTTTGGGGCCTGAAGTGGTAGAGAAAGCCCACGAACTTGCCTGCGGAGTCTTGTACCCTGACTTGGAACTGTTTTTCGACGTTCCCGTTGATGAGTCCATGAGACGGCTCTCAAGGCGAGAAAACGACGGGCTGACTGTCCGAGACAGGTTTGAGCGGTCAGAACGACCTTTTTTCGACCGTTTGCTTACAGGGTTTCAAACCCCTAACGAACAACTGGGACTGAAATGTTACCCCGTGGTTACAATCGACGGGTGTCAAACGGTTGACGAGATTACACGGGAATGCATACGACTAGTATCCAAGCTTTTGCCACGAGAGGCGAACTTCACGGACGTGCCACCGTGCCGAGTAAAAGATCCCGAGTTTTGGTACGACACTTCTAAAGAAACCTACAAAGTTCGGCTTGAGCGGGAGACCTCATGGAGTCAGCCACGATCTTGCAAGACTGACGAAAAACTTTGTTAAAACTTCCACATTTGATATGAAACCTTTTCTACACGGGAGGATACATGCCAGAAAGTATGGAGGCTCCCCCAACGACTACGCCGATATCGACGACTTTATTGACAGTAGCAAGATTGCCTTTCCCGACATTCGTCACCGGGCATTGCTTCACTCGTCGTTCGGGTGTTTTGTCGTTGAGCAGATGTTCGGTCGCACACGCACAAACTCTGCTGGAATAACTTACTCTCCCCGAGACATCGCCGAAGATCACATTAGTCAAGACCTCGGGTTCATTCCCACGGTCGAAAAGTACCTAAACAACATGGTTGCACAACCGTGGATGTCTGGCACTAACAAGTCACCCAACAAACAAACCAAATTCATTCCAATCGGAGACTAAACCATGTCACAATCCCTCGACTTACTTATTCAAGAGTTTACAGAGCAACAAGAGAGATTCCAAAAGGTCGCTCAGGAGAGGCTAAAAGAGTACTTTGCTGAGTTCTGGGAAAAGAACCCTGCCATTAAGGCCGTACATTGGTCTCAGTACGCCCCGTATTTCAACGATGGGGATCCGTGTACGTTTAGAGTGCATGACCCGTACTTGCCGATGTCATGACGCTAGCCCTGCAGGCTAAGGCTCAGTCTTCGTAGTCCTCTCTTGTGACCATCCTCAAAATCTTCAGGAAGTCTCTTCGTTCTGGTGAATCACGTTTCTCAAGCATTTCTTGAACCGTCTTCCATACCTTGTCAGTTGGTGTCTTCCCCAGCTCATTTGCCAAATGCCTACCCCACGACGCGTCGAGCAGGCGTCGTGCGTGTATCGGAAGCACCCCTTGAGACTGAATCGCTCGTGATGCGTGACGCCAGCGCTTTTCCACTTCCTTGGGTTTCGCATCTCGAGTAGTACCGTAAAACCCATACGTCTCATTTTGAGTCTTTTCAGGCGTCATCGCAGAATGATCCACGGGATTTCGAATAGGGTCCTGACCCGTTGCTCTACTACCGACCCCCGTACTTTTCTTTTCCGCCCCCTTAACACCCTGAATAGCCTTTAGGTCCGTTTCCAGCTTGGTGATCAATCTATTTATCCTGCTCCTGCTCTCTTCGGGTGAGTTATCACGCTTGTTCCTTAAGGAAGCCAGGGTAGTGTTCAGGTGAGTTATTGACTCCTGGCGCCGTTGTTCTATCTCGGAACCTTTTCGACAAGTTCCTGCCGTGCCGTATACAGTTCCGTTGGGTCGCTGGCACGTTGTAAATTCGTAGAGAATACTGCCGGCCAACTCCGAGTAGTTCTCGTACAGCCACTCAACTACCTCGTCTGAGAAGTATCCTAGCGACATGGTAAATACGTATTGACTCCTATAATTTACCCTATTGCTGTACTACTTTCAGGTGAGACGGAAGAGAGAGGATTCGAACCTCCGGAGACGCTTTTGCGCCTCAATTGCTTTCCAAGCAATCGTCATCAGCCACTCGACCACTCTTCCAAGGTTTCTCTACGAGAAACGTACGCAAGGGCACATAGATGTGCCCCAAACGTTATTCTCAAATTTGGATTCGAACCAAAGTTTCCTGTTTCAGAGACAGGCGACCTACCACTAGTCGATTCGAGATTTTGCCCATGGTTTTCAACCGCAGGGTTCTTTCCAAGCTACCGCCACTATGTGAAGGGTGGTAAAAGGAAAATGCGCATGAGAGGGGTCGAACCTCCACATAACAACAGTCTCAGTGTTGCCCCTCTTCCGGTTGGGGTACATACGCGATTGTTTGTTCCTTATTCACTGAGCTTCCAGGCCCAGGTCAAAGGAGCAATACCCGAGGTGGGATTCGAACCCTACGACTTCCTGATTTTAAGTCAGGCACCTCTTCCGCTGGGTTACTCGGGCTTTTAATCACTCTAGCACACTAGAGCAAACACTCTCACCAGGGTTCGAACCTGGATTCCCACCAGTAACCCGGCGGTGACATTACCAATTAGTCGATGAGAGACTCGCTCTTTTCACCAGAGATCGTTCGCCCCTAAGCAAACAGCTGGATTCTGAGACGAGATGGCATAAAGACTTAGGGATCTTCGCACCAATTTCCAAGGCAGGACTCGAACCTGCTTTGCCGGAGGCAAACCACCAGTTGGATCGGGGAATCTTTCTCCGGGAACCAGAGAAAGGGGTCTAGCTCTTAAGCATCGCCCTGGGAGGCGGGCTCCTGCCAGTCTCACTAACGCAGAGACCTAACCGCAGCGTTCGGGGCCGAGAGTGAAACTCCCGTAACCACCCTTTTACTATAACCCGTTTCGCAGAAAGGTGAAAGGGCGGGAAACCGTCCCGGAGCAAACGGTTAACCGCTCAATCCAGGGCGTCAACACCAGAGCTGGGGATTCGAACCCCGTTGTCGCGACTCTTCCCTATCCAGGGACTCTGGCTTTATTCGTCATTGGGGTGGCCACCCCTCGGAATAACCCCCTCAACGGGATTTGAACCCGTGATACACCTTAGACAGAGGTGCGTGCTTGGCCGCTACACTATGAGGGGTTGTGGGAAAGAAGTTTTTGGACTTGTGCGTACTGATAACAAGTCCTTGGCACCAGTTAAACTACCCAGGACCCCACGTTATAGGACCCCCAGAGCCGGACTTGAACCGGCATTTCTCCCTCGTGTTTTCGCGTTAGCGAAAGTGGACCCAAAGAGAATCGAACTCTTCACAGTTTGCTTGCAAAGCAATCTCGCCAGCCTTGGTACATGTAAGCCCTTGCTCTAGTTTGTGGTTGCCCACAAAGTGGAATCTACCGGGATCGAACCGGTCACCTTCTCCGTGCCACAGAGATGCTCTACCAAAATGAGCTAAGACCCCAAATGCTATCGCATTTGCGACAGAATAGTTACTTAGTTATCAAGTTTCCTTGCTCCCACGTTAGTGGGACATCCAGGCACCCGGATTTGAACCGGGACTATTCCTCTTCCCGAAAGAGGTGCCATAGCCAAGTTAGGCGATACCTGGGTAGCACGGGAGGCTAATCCCGTGGCCTTGGCGAACCAATGCCGCACAGAGGGGACTAAGCTTTCAGCAGGGCTCGCAAACTGGCCGGTAAGAGTGTTTCATCTAGCGATACCAGCGGCAAGACAGCCCTCAAGAAAGCACCCCATGTTAACGTCTGTTTACAGGGCAGTGACGGGAACTTAACGACGTTTTCCTTACGATCCCAGTTTCTAGAATGGGTTAAACCCCTGGGTGCTAACCCAGGGGAAACCTGATACTTGGAGCTGAACGGTCCGGTTATCCGTTTAGCTTTCGCCCAAGCAGAGCAGTGACTCATCCATTATAGTCACTACCAAAGGTAGTAAACTTTTCTGGGGGTGTCGGATTTGAGAAAATCCAATGGAGTAAGCGGGAATCAAACTCACCGAATTGCCAGACCTGTTGAAGGTTTTAGAGCAAATCGCTGTCAAAGTACCCCGGATTCCTTCGAAATCCAAAGGAGAGCTTTCACGTAACGGATGAAAGTTCCGTCCAAATTAACCCTTGGCAGGTTTTCCCAGAGTGTCCTGAGCGACTGACTTCTCACCTTGGTCGAGGTTTCTCACGTACGGGATGAGAAATTCCCTGTTAATTTGGCCTTTCCTAAAGGGAAAGTTACCAACCCTGCCACGTGGAGGCATTAACTTAGGGTCGCAGGACCTGGTTGTATCAGCGTTGCTCGCGAGACGCTACTGAATACCAATTGTTTTACAACAAACCGCCCCAGGTCCGCCAGCGGTAGTTGTTCCTTCTTCAGGAAGTGCCTTCGGCTATGCGACCAGCGCCGTGGGATAACTGGGGTTGAGTGCGCTCTGTTAGGGAGTCTTTAAGCTATACCCCTGCGGGTATCGAGGCGACTAACTCTCGAATCTCACTCCAAGTGGTGCGGCAGGAATCGAACCTGCGTTCAGCCTTTCGGACCAGCTTTACCACTAAGCCACGCACCTTCCCCTCCGGAGGGATTGCCTTGCGATTAACCGTACCAGGGTTAGCCAGTGGGTTTATCTTGGGCAATTAAAACGGCAGGGATCGAACCTGCATTGCTCGCACAGAGGCCATCCTGTACGAGTACGAGCGTCCAGCTCCGTTTCAACTTCGACGGTCACCCACTGCTGTCTTCCGCACGGACTTAGTTATGCGCCGCACTTTCCAAACGAGGGTTTACGATCAATCGAAACTGTTGCCCAAAGGACCCTCACATTATGAGGCTAAGGAATTATCCCTTGAAGGGACCCGAAGGGGAGCCGGGTGAGTATCCGAGAAATCCTCGGGCTCTATTGTCCATAATTTCTCTCGCGTTTGCCTGTGATTGCCCCTTAGAGCAGTTTCCGCCGGGATTCGAACCCCGTGGCTTTCGGCCTCAGAAGAGCGGAAGTAAGGGTTTGCGAAAGCAAACCAACGAAGACGCCGGGAATCGAACCCGTGGTTCTTGTGCACAGAACGTCAACCAGACTTGTCCCCTGTCACAGTTACCAGCTGTGACTCGCAACGTCTTAACCTGTTGAGTTGCCAAGGATGTTTGTCCGACAAACATTAAGCGTCCCGTTACTCAGGGATGCAGAGTCTCGATCTTACCGTCACGAGAAGCGGCGTTATGTTTGATGGTCAGGGCATAACGAAGCACCCTGTTGCCGAGGGGCAAGTGACTAACGAGGATTCGAACCTCAACCTCCTCTGTCAAAACTACTCACAGATACGGAACTTGGCCTTCGTTCTATCTTACTGTTTTCGCCCAAAGGAACATGCTAACCTCTAACACTCTTAGTCAGGAACCCACCGAGTTCTTCCCTCTTCCACGATGACTCGTTTTGATGCTATCTCCCGATCTGTAGAGGCAAGGTGGATTTGCCCTACGGGTTGAACCACAGGGTGCCCCATGGGTTAAACCACAGGGTCATACTGCAGACGGGGTTTGAACCCGTAATTTCCAGATTGAAAGTCTGGCGGCTTAACCAATTCGCCTACTGCAGCGTATACCCCGGGATCAACCGGGGTCATGAGACGTGGCTTAGTCGCACTTGGCGTTAGCCGCGACCGCCATTGTCCCCTGGGTAAAAGAGAGAATGTTTTTAGGCCACTTAAACTACCCCGCAACCATGGCTAGGAATGCCCTTGACGGGCTCAATTACTGCTGGATCCGGACTCGAACCGTGATCTTTCTCTCTCGTTAACCTTTTGGTCTTAACACTGGCTGCTACCAACTCTTTCACCCCTTACCAGGGTAAAAGCCCGACCACGGTAGCACTTGGTCGTACCCCAACCTGTGTACTCACCAGTGTGTGTAAATCTTAAATTTTCAAGTTGCCCCCGGAGAGACCGGGGAAAGAGTGAGGAGCGAAGCTCTCTCAACCACCCCTTTACTATAGCTTGTTTGGCTAGGGGAGTAAAGGGCGGTTTCCCGCCTTGCCCCTTGGCGAAGTCTCGAAGATTGCGTCATTGTAGTAGCAATTTGTCCTAGCCCTTTCCCCAGCTTACGGAAGCATTTACGCTTAACCCGCCAAGCACGACTAACGAGGTACATTCGTGGGGTATGCTACTTAGGTCTTTTACAAAGACGCGATCTTTTCGAGGTTCGTTTCGCAAGGGGGGCGAGGAGCGAAGCTCTCAACCACTCCTTTACTATAGCCCGTTTCGCCGAGGGGCAAAAGGGCGGGTAACCGCCCCGTTGGGCGGGAGAATTCGACTTGAGTGCCGCAGGGTTGTCAGAGGGAGTCCCCCAAGCAAACAAGCCAGGAAACCGCCTTCACGCTATAGGTCTAACCAAATAAGCAATCCATCCGTCGCCCTATGCTGTGGCGTCAAGTATCTTAGGGCACTCAAGAACAGCAATACTCTTCTCTTTCAGCCAAGATACGGCTGTAGAAGTGTCTTCTAGACTTCCGCAGTTTATAGAGTACTTCATGTTACCTCTAAACGTCCAATCGTTCACAGACACGCCGGACCCTTTTTTAATCTCTCTAATCTGCTTTCGAGCCCTTGCCGCAGTGGGACGGGGTGCGTGAGCCAAGTTACGCAAGCCTATGTCAGTCAAGGGTGACTTAATGTCCATGCTAGTAGAATGACGTGTTTACTTGCAAAGGCCGAAAAAGGACCTAACGGATGGGGCCGGCTAACCGTTTCTGCGGCAATCACAGGTTGCGATTGCGAGGGGAACCCCTTACAACTGACCAGAAATGTTCAACAAAGCTCCCTGGTTCTGGTTTTTCTTCGACGTTTAGCTCCTCCAGCATAACGTTGAGAGAATTAAAGTCTTTGACATCGCCTTCTAAGCAGAATTCGGTTGAGGAACCCACCTGTAAAGGGTTTTGTAGAAATCTTAGAGTTGCGTGTTGGCGAACGAGAGCTTTTGTGCTCTCAACCTTTTCGTTCTTCACGTAAAATGTGGACTTCATTGTTCGAGGGCCATCGTTCAGTTTCTCGTTAATTATGCCTTACTTTCCTGGAAAAGGCAAGGCGGGTAACCGCCTTCAGGGGTGCGGTTGACCGTACCCGACTAACCTCACCCTCGACAGGGTGGATTTAACAACTTGTAGTAAGACCCGCCAGGTTCCCACTCTAGCTGGGCACGAATGAAATCTCTATTCCCACGTGTATGAAACACTTGTTTAGCGTGCTTCTCGTATTGCTCCCGTGCACAGTTCAAAACTGAGTCCGGAAGTGTTTTGTTCTTTGGATACAAATTGCTGTAGAACTTTCCTGCGATGGCTCCAGTTATAACCCATGCATCGTGGTTTTGGGGGCAATGGGTGACTGTTATGCAAGGACCTATGGTTCTTTTAGGCTTTCTACCGCCATGCTCAATTGAGACGCCAATGCCAAGCCCACTTTTAAGTAGTGTCGTCATTTTACGTCTAGCGGCGGTTCCCTTAAAAGTCCACATAGTTGCAATAGCGCAATCCATGTGTTTCGGCGCTGTCCACTCCCCTTGAACCCTGCTATAATCCTCGCAAGTAAGAAACTCTAGGTCAAGAATATACCCACTAAACGTATTCTTTCTCTTGTGATCTACATCAACTCGCGGTCCGGAAAGTGTGATTATCTCCCCTATTTTTGTCTTATCCCAATACTGATTCTCGAACCCCATGAAACCCCAGCGGGTCTTTACTTGATAGTCTGAAGTCACCGGGGCAGTAAACAAGTCAGTTTGTGCAGGGTCTACCATTGGTTTAGGGCTTTCGGGGGTTAAAAGTAGACGGAGCGAAAGGCACGAACGGAACCTTTATAGGTCTTTGGGTGAAGCTCGTAGCTTCCGTCATCCCTAAAGTCCACAGCCTCTGCCCTGGTGTCGTCATACTCAGTGGAACTCCAATACCATGATTCTTCAAAAAACCTTCTATGGGTCGCCATAGCCAAGTGAAGAAGGCTCTTGGAGGGTACAAACCACTCAGAAGGATTAAATCCACCCTCCTTTAGGGAATCATTCAGCTCCAGAAAAGTATCACTCCATGTGGCTTCGGTTTCTGTATATGAGGGGGATACGAGTATTGCGTTGTTAGCACACTTGAGGAGAACAATGGAGTCATCTTCAAGTACATCACCTTCTGAGGCTTCCTGTAAAGTTGGGCAAGACTCCCGGCGAGACAATTCCAATTTAAGTTGTCTCGCATACTCTTCGGTCTGGGAAATAAAATCTCTAAGCTCAGTCCTACCCATTCCCGGTTTCCTGATACCGAGAATCTTCACAATATCGTCGGGAGACCTTTGGCCAAAGAAGGTGCACCCTTCAGGGGTGTAAAATCCTCCGGAGGAGTCTTGGAAGGGGTAAAGGGGGTTACTAGTTGAAGCTGAAATTCTTAAGGAGACGATGCTGCCATTCCTTCGTTTAACCGACAAGGTCTGCCCAACGTAACGAACAAGGTCAAGAACTTTTGAGGAAGAAGCCATCAGACCGGACCGAAACTGGTTACCTTATAATCATACCGCCTTCTCCCGGAAAGGTAAAGGCGGGTAACCGCCCTGCTCACTGAATTGAACACTTAGGGTCAGATTCCGAAGCTATACCCGTCCTCAGGCTGCCAGATGCAGCCGCACCGTTCGCAGAGGTGCTTCCTGTGCAGTCTCTTGGCCCAGTCGCCCCGGTCGACATGCTGAAGATCGCAGCGTGGGCAGTTTATATCGTTGCGCACGGAAAAACTCCCAGTTGTTACGTACCTGGGTGATGCCGTGCTTATGGGAATAGTGGGTCTAACACCAACTTCCCAATCGGAATTGAGACAAAGCTTGTTGTTTGCAATCATGTCGAGAACTACAGACCCCGGTGCGACTGTGAGGTTTTGAATGGACTTCACTGTTTCCTGCTCAAACCTAGTTTGAACTTCACGAAGCTTTGCACGTCCTCCCTTTGTGTTCAAGAACTCAATAACTTCCTTTTCAATCTTTTCCACTGAGCTGGGGTCTTCGTTTGAAGGTTGCATAAAGATATTTGCTGTGCGGGAAAGAGAGCGAGTGACCGGACTTGAACCGGCGACATTTAGCTTGGGAAGCTAACGTTCTACCGCTGAACTACACTCGCATTGGTTTGCCGGTGCCTCCGCTACAGCGCAAGGGACTCAGGAGTAAATTCCCAGGTGAAATCAGTATAGCGCAAGGGACTCAGGAAGTAAAGTGGCTTAGGGACATTTCATGGGTGAATCCGTTACAGCGCAATGGCACAAGGAGCAAAGTCGCTCAGGGTGATTTCCCATATGAGTCCGTTACCGAGCAAAAGCCCAAGGAGCAAAGTCGCTCAAGGAAAGTTCCCCATAAGGCTCCCACTTTTCAACAACAGTGCGAACGATTGCCTTGGTCGGGCGGTACTTCTCGGGAATGCCAACAAGATCCTCGGGGTTGACAAGACGGCGCTGCCTTCGCACGAACGTTCCGTGAGTGAAAAACTTAGGGAGTTCTTCCCATGGCTTTCCGACTTCGGCAAGCATTCCCTTCATTTCTCGGCAGGTTTTGCCCTGAAGAGACTTGTGGGAGAAGAAGTGGCGAGCGTACATGGATACGGAGTTCTTCTGCGCATCTTGTTGTCTCCAGACAAAGTTTAGGTATGCGTGTTCTAAGTCCGGGACATTCCACACTCTCGCGTCAAACACGGGATAGCACCCTTGCTTTTCATGCAGAACTTTTGGAATGTTCGCACTAAAGTATGACGATGCGGAGCCGGCCAGGATCGAGGTCAGCTTTTGAAACTTGCCACCGAACCACAGCTCTCTGTTCGAGTAATTTTCCTTGTCGAGGTACCAGAACAATGTAATTTCATCACTTTGGCAGTAACCGAGTTGGGCTTCACTCTTGTCAACGAGAAACTTGGTGGTTTCAATCATTAACTGCACAAATCGCTCGTCAAATGGTCGCTCTAGCCCCTTGGTGAAAGCACTGAAGCAGCTACCGTCGATACGTGCCATAAGGGGGAGTAACGGGTCGGCTTTTCGCCCCGCTTCCGCCTGTTCTTGAGCCTTAAGAAGGTCTCCAAGGGTGTCAGTGTGTGCCATACTGCTATGCTATTATTGTTCCGTGAAACTGAGGCTTGAGGTTGAAAAAGTAACGTTGTCTTGAGAAGGTTTGAGTTTCATGTACAGTCGAGTGAGAAACTCCTGAGGTTCAGTGGGATTGTTCCAGTATAGGGGTTTGTAGTTGTCCTCCTCTCGCGACAGGAAACAAACGTATCTCTCAAGATACTCAAGAGTGAAGTAGCTGGACAGGATTTCCTCTCCGTCTTGGTTTTGAGATTTCAGCTTGCATTCCCGTCGAATGTAGTACAACAGGTGATCACTCTTTCGAGTGAGAAGCCTACGAAGAAACCCCGAATTGCGAAACTCAAATGCTACCACATAGTTGTAGCGGTCGAAATCAAAATTACTGAGTGGTACGTTTACCATTGTCAAAGTTTTAATTCAGTGTGCTGCAAACTCTAGTGAGTCGCGGTAGAAAATGTAACGTTGTCGCTTGAGAGCCGAAGCTTCAGGCATACTCTCATGAGTAACTGTTGAGGTTCGTCTGATGTGTCCCAGTACATAAAATCCCATTTGTCATTTACTGAGCCAAAGGCATAGATCTTCTCGCCATCCTGAGAACTGTACCTGTGCGATAGAACCTTCTCCCCCTGACTCTCTTTCGCCGGGTCAGACGCAATCTTCGGCACTCGGCGAATGTAATACACCAAGAAATCTTTTTTGCGAGTGAAAAGTCGGCGAAAGAAGCTAGAGTCGCGAAACTCAAAGGCGACTTCGTAGTCGTACTCTTCAAGGTTAAAAGCGTCGAGAAGATTCTTTTCCACTTTACGCGAGTCGGATAGGGTGAGAAAGTTGGCGTGCAAGAAAACCGCACTCTTCTTTCACGTACTCAAGAGTTCTGTATTCTTGGTGGCGTTCCGTACCTAAGTAAACTTGTAGTTGCGGTGAAGAATCACCGTAGTGGGCGCAGTCGAAGCCGAACCACCAAACGTGGTCGGGTTGTCCCTCACCCGGAATGTGGCATATCCCTGTCTCTTCGGAGTCTGGTTGACAGTGGTCGGAGAAAGTGAGCCCGCCGTGGACATCTATACCCGGAACGTCATCCCAGTACTTGCCGAAGCAAGGGTGCTCGTCGGCAACGCCAACGTAGCCACACCAGTGCCCTGAGAGAGGGTTGCGAACTGCTAAGCAAGGGAGTCCGGTCGCCATGTCAGGCCACTGGACCTTGTCGGGCTCATTGTCCCACGGGCCAGATGGCCAACCCAAGGCTTGTCGGTTAATAGTTGTGTATCTAAGGGTTTTCATTGGGATGATTTAAGTGTCTTCCTGTGTTCGCAGGCGTAGGAATTCAGGTATCATTTTGCGCCGCTACTCTGCTTCCATTGCCTCGATCTCGTCTTCGATGGCGGCCTGCTGCCGCTCGATCTCATCCAGCTCCTGCCGGCCCTGGTCCATCTGAAGGGCCAGATCGGCCATGCGGACCGCCACGCTGCCACCCCGCAGGAGCCGCTCGGTGCGTTCGTCTAGCGCGTTCGATGCGGCGATAACCGCATCTACCTCCTGCAGGAGAGCTTCGATTTCTGCGTCGGTGGGGTTTTCCATGAGGATAGAGTGCGGGGGGCAGGGAATCTCAGGTTTTGGGCGGCGTGACCCGGTACCCGTTAGCCTTGAGCAGCGCGACAGCAGCGGCCAGTTCCGCCTCAGTCACGGCGCTAGGGAGCGCTGGAGCATGAGACCCAAGCTCGTCGGCCAGGCCCCGGTAGAGCCGGGCATCGGCCTGAGCCAGCTCTCGAAGTGTGGAGCGGAGTGAGTCGGCAATGACGCCCATTTTGTTCGTGTTTCTTACCCCCTAACTATAGCCCCTTTTGTGGAGGGAATAAGGGGGCGGAAAACCGTACCGGCAACGGTCTGTCCTCGTGTTGGAATCTGAAGCGAGTTCAGTCTCGCGTCGTTGGTCCGTAATCATCACCGTAATCATTAGACTCCTGGCCAAGCTTTGCAAGGGCATCTAAGGCTTCTCTGGACCCGCTACGTCGCTTCTCTTGGAGGGTTTCCTTAAAGGAGTCCCACACCACAGGCTGAGTAACCTTGAAGTGATGGTAAATCATTTGAATAGCAAATTCCATTCGTTGCCGGCCAACAGGGTTGGCGGAATGCACACTCATGATTGGAGGTGTAAAAGGGTCCTCAGTACAAAAGTCTTGAGAGAAGACTTTCTCTTCCACCCACAGGCAAACGTCGTATCCAGTTCCTGCGTCTTCCGGCCCAAGGTCGTGGTCAAGGGAAAGTTGTGTAACCTTTCCGGTTTTAAGAAGATCGATGGCTTCAGGAGCTGTGAAGGCACGGACCCAGCCGTCTGGCGTGGGCCTTTCATCGTCAAGGAAAACTTTCACGTTCTTCACTGCAAGGCAACAACATCGTGGTTCACAGCATTCCAGTGAGTCCACCAGGTTCCCTTGATGCGCTCGCCTCGGCACCCCAGGATCACAGGCAGGTCACCAACCATTGCAACTACCGTTTCCACATCGAAGACTTCGACTGTGGGGGCGCAGGTGTGGGAGTTGACCCAGCGCATTCGCCCTGTAAACCGTGCGATTCTGCGGAAGCCGTGCGGTCCGGAAAGCTGAAACTCGCCGTCCTCAAGGCAAATGTCTTGGTCTGGGCGCTCACACACGTCCCACCACTGCCTCCGCTGTTTTGCGGGAGAGTCGCAAGGTTCTGCGGTGAACTGGGACCCGCCCAGGATGTGCGCGATTGGGGAGCGAGCGGCGGTGGCGTAGATCATCGGGGCTTTGCTTTTCATGAACTTACTATACCGTTTCTGCTGAGCAGAAACAAGCCGGGAAACCGCCCTGCTTATGTTCGGGAAACCGCCCTGCTTATGTTTTATAGGGTAGACGCGGGGTTAAATGTGGCAGTCAACAATTGTGACTAAATCGGTGGGCGTTAGCTTGCTCAGAATTTCCTCAACGGTTTCTAACCAAACATCCCTTTCTTTCTCGTCGGAGACACACCCAAACCATCCCATTTCTCCACGCTCGTACCAGGTTCCTTGGTAGATGATTGCAAAAGTTGACAGTGCGGCGTTTCGTGCGTCTTCGATGTAGGTGCCGTGATCAGTTAGAAACTGGTCCTTTCTGTCCCAAAATTGCTCACGAGTCAAAGCTTTAACGGCATTTTGACCGTGGTAAAACTCTCGCGCATCGTCAAGGGAGTCGAATCGGTTTCGAACAGACTCCCAACTCTCCCAAGGTTCCGGTGCTACCTTTCGAGCACGAATCCAACGCTCAGAGGCTTCTTCTCCGGCATCATGGCGCATTCCCTCAATGTCTATGTCGCCGAAAAGTGCCGCGTCTGCCCTACCAACCGAGGCAGGTTGTGTCATTAGTCCTGGTTCACCGACTCTTCCTTTTGCACCGGATTTTAGCTTAAGGAAGCCAGTCCATCGCCCGCCAACTTGGTACCAGTCCCACTTTGCGTTCGGATTGGTTCTCCTCACAGCTTTCACTAACTGACCGCCTTGAACAAGGACCCAGCCGTACTTGTGGTCCCCCTCCGTCTCAACTTCAGATAAGTCCCCAACAACCCTATTTTCGAGACCCTCGTACTCAAGAGCTTCCTGCAAAGTTTCCGTCTTACCGTCTACACCCGCTATTGTTAAGCGGCTGAGGACATCCTCTGTGGTGTCAACATCCTGGACATATTCATCGTCTACTCCTGTGCACTCAAACTCGTGGTACGGTGCAAGTTGGGCCTCGGGGTCGGGGCCAATAACCATAACTGTGAAATGACTCATTGCTGTTTAATGTGTTGCTTTGGGTTTTGTTAATCTGAACTTTTTCTGTGCTAAACCGTCGGGATACTCTGCTGAGCTAAAAAGTTGCAAAGTGGATTAAACGTGAGACGACATCGTCTGAAGTGTGACCGTCCCATTTAGGCGCTCTTTCTAGTTTCTTCGCACCTGTGGCCACCGCTGTAGCCCAGAGCCTCTCTGGAAGGTGGTACGTTACTGTGCCGCCTGCGCGGGGTAAGTCGATGCCGCAAATGAACATACCTTCGAAGAAAGTTCCATCATCGTGCCAACGGCTGAGCCAGGAGCAGTAAGGCAGGCAACGCATCAGGGCAAGGAACAGGCTGTGCCTGTGCTCGTAAAGTTCGTCAAAGGTGTGGTAACCGTCTGAGACTTCGCCCAGTTTATCTTCGTTCATTGGTCTTAGCATCTATGAAACTGTGGAGTAAGTGTAGAGTTTGTGACAACTCGTGAAAGTCCATTTTGGAAAATTGCTCTCGTAGCTCTTCTTCTCGCCCCTGACAATCCTCGCAGTCATACTCAGCTTCCAGTACACCAAGTTCAACTGGACAGTCAGGGTCAAAGTACTTGCAGCCACATTTGCGACAGCAGTGTGTTGTATGGACGCTACTTTGGGTATCTCTCATGTTTTATCAGGATGTACTCAGGCCTGTTTGCATAAACCTATTATAGCGCTTTCCTCTCGGGAAAACAAGTCGGGAAACCGTTTTGCCACACACTCTTGCCAGAACTTGGCTTTACCTGTGCGAGTGGTAGACTGAAGGACAGGAGTGCTGTGTACGATGGTCATGGTTTGGGACTTCGGGGTTTCGTGGGGAGTTTTGATACTGGAATCTGAGCAAGCACACAGCGAGTGCTCGAAAACCATGCGTGGCCTTTGTTGGCGTTGAAGACGAATATATCTCCTTTATCAACGAGAAGTGCACCGTGTGAAGTGATCAATTGGGGTGGATTTTTCGCGGGGGTTGTCCAAACAATCCAAGACAATAAGGTGCCAAGACCAGGGTCGGTATGCCACCCTGCTGACCCACTAATTGGAACGAACGCACCCTCTCCATCGATCCTGGACACTCGTGGCTTGTAACCCCACGAATGAGCTAACTCTTTCAGAGTGGCACCAATACAGTTTGGGAAAGTGTTCAGCTTATAAGTCTCCTGTATGTCGTTCTTTTCCTCTTGATGTGCCATAGTCCTTAACCATTCTAAACCTTCAGGGTCTTCATAAAGACAACTCCCCAAAATAACGGGCTTCATTCGCTGTCGTCAACCTCGAAGTACTCGTCAAGTTTCCTGGACAGTTCTAAGGAAAGATTCACTTCTCGCCCATCAGCTAACCAAACCTCTTGAAGAAGATCCTTAGCCTTTTGCAGATCTTGAATCTCCTCAGCCAGCGTGAGAAACGAGTTGATGTTCGGGTGATTTTTCATTGGCTTGGGTTGTTCGTGCTGCACACTAACTATACCGTGCTCCTCACGGAAAAGAAAGGGCGGTAAACCGCCCCACGGAAGGGTTTAACTGAGCCTTACGGTACTGAGTCGGATCCTCTTCGGGTCCAAACTCCGGGGGTTCACTTACAGATGGGGTTTCCCGCCAACGTGTAGTAAACATCACATATCCAACCAGTCCTTTCTGAAGGACACTGCGACTTCATTCCCCCGGTCGATAAGAAGGCACAGGTAAAGGCCAATACCGAAAAAAGAAGAAAAAGGAAAAACCAGACTAGACTTTAGGATGAGATACCAAGGTTTCAGCCCATTGGTTTTTGTTGAAGGCCAGCGTGAGAGGTTCATTAGTTTAGTTTAAGGTGAGGAGTGAGAGGTCAGCAAGGACCTCACTGAGCCATTGTGGCGTCGAGGCGGAGACCGTCGCGGAAGATCGCTTCTTGGGTGTGCTGAGGCAGCTCACCGAGCAAACGAAGAGAGTGCAAGGTGTTTGCACGGAACATTTTGTTCAGCTCTTCGCGCACTCTTTCGACGGAGACTTTCGAGAGCTTCTCCGCAGCGAACTCGGAGATAAGGGCTTTCCAAGTTTCGGCCTCGACATCAAACCCCTTGGTTACATGAAAGCGGAGTCCACGCATCACACGGAGGCCATCCTCAGCGATTCTCTTCGTAGGGTCACCCACAAAGCGCAGCAGACTGGCACCCAAATCCTCCACACCACCAAACAGGTCTATCAGGGTGCCGTCCACGCCTCGGGCGAGTGCATTTACAGAAAAGTCACGCCGAGCCAGGTCATCGGCCAGGGTACCAGGGGCGACCCAGTCTGGCCGCCTGCCATCGCTGTAAGGGCCGTCTCGGCGGGCCAGTACGAAATCGGCGACAGCGGTGCGGGCTCCCAGTTCATGGCCCTTCGGGACCCGCGCCCGAATAGTCAGGAACTCACGGCGAGACTCGAAGATTTGAAAGCCTTGCTCGGTAAGCTGGGCTTCCATAGCCAGAAAGGCACTATCTGCTGTGTTGAAGCCGTCGGGAGCAACAACGGAGAAGTCAACGTCCTTGCTTGAAAGGCCAAGGAGAGAATCTCGGACGCAACCGCCAACTTCGTAGAACTGAAAGGTGGTCATTGGGTCGGAGGTCAATAAAGTAACTATACCGTTTCTGCGACGCAGAAACAAGGGGGGAAACCGCCCCGGAGCAAACGGTTTACCGTTCTACTTTAGGGTGCGAAACTCTACAAGTTTCTGAAATTTCAGGTCTTCGGCCCTCCTGAACAAGGCATCTACACAGTTCCACAGGTCTTTCTGTGTGACCCCGTGAGAAAGCAATCGTTCCAGCCCAACCGCTAAAACCTCAGATGTTGGTAAGGGCCTACCTGAAGCCTTGCGGGAGAGTATCAGCCCTGCAACGTCTCGGCAAGCTTCGTTGCAAGCCGCTTCGATGGCTTCGGTGTTCATGCGGGAAGGGGGAATGGGAATGGCGATTGGGTCGTGGGTCCTTCAAACCCGAGAAAAACCAGGTGGACCGTAACTTGAAGGTCATCTGTATCCGTGTAGAAATCGTTTATCTCCCAAACTACTCTACTCACTGTGTACGCAGCCGTAAGAGGCTCCTCCCCGTCTCGAGCAGGTAACTCAATCGTTTCACCTACACGGGGGACTACGGACGATTTGCAGGACTTCCTCTGAAGTTTGACCGATGACTCGGTGCGAAAGTTGATCTTCATTTTTGGAGTGCGTGAGTTGGTTCGCTGTATTTACTATAGCGTGGTTTAGCAGCAGGGGCAAGGGGGTAAACCGCCCTAGTGCAAGAGGTGACCCCCTTGGCGCCCCACCAGCGAAAGATCAACTTCTGCCTCAAGCCCCTTGTAGGGCTCTCTTGCCGCGTACCATGTGACTTTTTTCACCTTGAACATCACAAGAGCACCATTAGGAGCTTCCAGGCAAATCTCATCTCCCACCCTTGGCACTGATGTGACGTCGAAGTGAGTTTCTGCTAGAGGGACGAGAGTTAGGAAGGAAATGTGGGTCATTGTTCAAGTGCAGGTGAAGTGTAGAGAAAGGCCCAGTAGGGGTACCCATTACTTAAGTTGCAACCCTGGACAACCTCGCAAAGAACCAGTGCGGGACTGTCGAAGTAATCTCTCAGAAAGCGTTCAATTTTGCGGGGATCGCGATGAGACCAGTCGTGCCCTTGATTTTTGAAGTGTCTCTTGCAAAGTTCGTCGTGCCTTTTGCGATCCCAACTCAGAAGTCGGTCGGAGTAGACGGCATTTGTCGACTTTACACGGTTCTTCCAGATCGTGAAAGGGTCGTAGCTGTACGGGTGAGACTGCGGAGTTTTCACACCTTCTACTAGGTCTTTAAACCCGTAGGGGTTCATTTGGTCGCTGTAGCGCCAAGTTGTCATAGGGGGACAAGGTTGTTACAAAGTAACTATACCGCTTTCCTTTCGGAAATGCAAAGGGGGTAAACCGCCCTTGGCAAGGGACGTTTAAGCTAAGCTTTTTACGCATAGTCATAAACTTCGGCGTCGCTCCTTTCAACAAGCTGCTTTATGTTATCCTGCTGAAGTTTTGCAACCAAGCTGCTGTGCTTTTTCCTTCCATCCTTATCCGTAGCTAACCCTAAAAGAGCTTTTACACCATTATTCAACGTTAGGCGAAGCCTAAGTCCCGATTCTACTTCTTCCGACCCCTTGCAAAACGTGATTTTACGAGAACCTTTTGCGGTGCCACTCAACTTTGGAGTGTATCCTTGTTTCAGCATTCGGACCGCAGGGTGATTGCTCACTGGAAAAATGTACAACTTTCGCTTGCTGGACTCTGTTATCACACACTGCATACTTCGGTTGGGTCCAACAAGGTGTTCTGACAGAAAATCAGAAAGGTTGTCCGAGGTCCATTCATCCAAAAGTTCCCGTGAGGTATCCGAGAAAAGGCTCCGTGCAGTTTTCACAACTGCCGTGTTTGCCTTGTCTGGAACAACCTTACAGGAAAGTTCGTGAACATTTCTGAGAAAGTTTTTAACTATGTCTGTGTCGCTTTGTCCTAGGCGTGTTGTATTAATCCAATCAAAGGATCCCTTACCCAAGCAAGACTTGTGTTTGGCACTGTAGGAAACTCCTCTATCCTCCCAGTCGGCCTTATGCCGTGTGCCCCCGAGTCGTGTAGTTTCCTCGCTCAGGAGGTTCAACTGCTGCATTACTCGTATGGTCTCAAGTTCGTTCAACACACCGGAGTAGTGTGTGGAGCCATCAGTTCTAAACATTGTTTGAATAGTTGTTTGGTTTATATGCACCCTTCTGCTACAAGAAACGACACGTGTGACCCCTACGAGTCAGAGCACGCTGAAGCTTGCGCTAGGATGAGTCTTGTTTGTACGACGAGTACTCTGTGCGAGCCTCTTGTACATTTGTAGATGAAACTTGCTCGCGGGTTGCGCCAAGCGCACCTACCGCACTAGTTTAGCCAAAATTCGGGAGGTTAAACGGTTAATACGGTGTATAACCCTGGAATTTCCGACGAAGCAGAAATCCACTGTTCTACCTTTTTCTCGTCTATGGCAATTGGGAGTAACTTCTTTCTAAGGTTCCTGACGGTTAGTTTCCCGTAGTAGGGTGTTCCTGGAATAGCACGCCAGTCTGGGTTGTCCTCGGTAACGGCAGTCCACACGTCCCACTTCATGCACCCACTCCCACTCTCGCACTTTTGTCTGTTCGTAAGGAGGTGGCTAGAGAAGTAGTGCACAGGGTGAAACTTTTTTGTCCACTTGTATACTACATCAAGGTCATTGAGGCGAAGGGCTTCCGCCAGATCAATTATACCTATATACCTCATTATGTACGGACCGTAATAGTCGCAGAGATTCGTTACGAAAACGTTTGGATTTCCTGCGGCTATCTTAAGCCCTGTCTCTTTGCCGCATATGAATCCTTCTCCACGTAGGAAATCATCGAAGCCGCCCCCGATGAAACGTTCATCTAGCATTCTTGTCTCTTAGACTAGGGGTGGAGCAAGGGTGTGGCTTTCTACAGTGAAGGCATGTCGTACCACTCGGCCAGCCTTTAAAGGGGACGTAACCAACCTCGGATAGCAGGAAGTGCCACTGATGAACTCCGATGCGGCACAGAAAGGTTATTAAGGGAGCACGAATGGCGCGGCAAATAGACTGAAGTATGTTCATGATTTTAGATCTATGATTGGTTAGTTTGGCGTGGTACTCTTGTTTTTCAACTTGGCTAAGACAAACGGCGTCAGCCACTCGACTACACCTTCTTCGCAAAGTGCTTCAATAAACTGCTGATTGTTCTCCAGCAGCTCCTTAACTTCTGGCCTGCAAAATACTACTTCGGTGCTACCCTTGACGTGGGCTTCAGCGTGGTCTATCGCAAAAAGAAAACCAATACCGTAAGCTTGCCACCACTCGTCAAGCTCCAGTAACGCTGCAATTCTTTCAGCGTGCTTCTTGCCCTTTTCGCTTACTCCCACATTGTACGGATAACTTTCACCTTCTGGTTCGAGATTGGTCATAGAGTTGCTTACTTAACAGAAATTTGCTGCGAAAGAAAGTCCGCGATTATATGCTTTAGGTTAGACCACCTGAAGTATTTTTTCTTGGTGGTGTACAGGCGAGGGTGACCGAAGCCCGTTGTGTGGAGAAACTGCCGGGATTCTTCCAAGATGTACCGCGCATGATTAACACCTATGCCAAGCCCAGTTGCTACATCGTTTGCACTCAGCCAGTCACCATTCAGCTGATAGAACAGCTCAGCTATACCCCACACCAGGGTTTCGTCCGAGGGTAGTTTCTCCCTCTTCTTTCGTCGAAGTGTCTCTTCTTCCCTAAGGATTTCTGTCAAAGACGCAAGAAGACTGTCACGAGTGCGTTCCTGAGCGTTCACCCCGGTGGCTTCTTCAACCCATCCAACCCACCATGAACCTTTCTGTTGAATTAGCGCTGTAGCACCAGGTTGAATCTCAACTTTTTCTTGGTCGGTACTTTGCTGCTTATCAACAAAGTCGTAATACAAGTTCACAGCATTCGCGAGAACTTCTGCTTTGCTTTGGCCGGTACGTACCGCAAGTTCGTTGACGGTGGCGACAAAACTATCGTCGGCAGGGTTATAGGATGTTGCATCGTCTTCCATGGGGTGCGTCATTTAAGACTACAAAGGTGTGAAGGTAGAGATGTGCACTTTACCCGGATCGGAGCCCAAATGCTGCGTAATTTCGGTTAGCACAAGATCAAACCCAGCCTCGGGGTCGAAGTTGTCGGTGCTGTAGAATCCATGAAAGAAGTCTTGGACTCCGTCAGCTATTTGGACAAATCCAGCATAAAAGAAAGTACGTTTGACGGCCATCGCCGGAAGATTAGTGTTGATGTTAGCGGTGCTCATGAGTGTTTAGTTAAGTGGTGGTAGGGAGCTAGGAATACTCGCCTTGTGGAACAAAAAGAGTTCTCAAGTCAAATAAGACGCCAGGCTTTTCTGCAACAGCTGCGGCTATTCTCTTGGTTAGCGGATTGATTGCAACTTCAGAACAAGTTCCAAAATGGTATAGTTTTTTGTGCTTTCGATTGGAGTTTGGTTTGGGGGAACGCTTCCAGACTGGCTTTCCCACTAATAGGCTCAAGTCCTTCAGAAGAGAACATTTAGAGAACCCTGCAGGTACCCAGTCAGTGCGGCTGTACGGCTTATCCCCGTTCCCTTTGTTGAAGTTGCAACCCGCACACATTGGTTGCTTATTTTCGAGTTCCTCACCACCACCACGAGATTTAGGGATAATGTGATCAACAGTAAGAGGATATAGATCGTCTGTGTAAATGTCCCAATGGCAACCGCCTCTACCTTCTCCTTTAATGAGGCGAGTCCCGGTTCTACTGCATTGAACACACGTTGTGCCCTTGTGATAAAAAACAGTTAAACGGTCGTGGTTCTTAAACTCGCTCAAGTGGTCAATAGGAGTTCTTCAAGAATCCTATACTGAAAGACTTTGGTGGTTTCAGTCATTGGGAGCCAAGAGTCAAGGGTGCTGAGGTAGTTTAATGGGCCAGGGCTGCTCGTCTTGTGCGGGTAGAGAAAGTTAGGAAACCTCCCAAAGTTTACGTGATCGTGACACCTTGCCGTACTCATCCGAAAGAGTCTTACGTGACGCCTCTGACATGATGCCAATTTTCTTCGGAACTTTCATCCACCGGCCCTCAGCGTCGCGCCGGACGTTCGTGTCAAGCAAGCACAACTCGACCTTGCGGCCTAACGCTGCGTGCCTCTGGGCAAACTCGTGGAAATTGCCCGATTCGTAGCACCTCTCTGTAGCTATTAGGGTTCCGCTGAACAAATTGCGACTGATACCAGTTTTTAGCTCTTTCGCTTCCTCTGCACTTACTTGAAAGTGAGTCTCAATGTAAAGGTATTCCTTCGGGGCGCATTCTGGGCTGTACTCAACTTCGATCTTTTTGCGGTCCGGCTCGTTTATTGTGCCGTAGTACCACCCGAGCTTGTTTTGAGAGTTGAAAAGGTAGCGTAAAGCCGCAATGTGCCCGTCACTGAGTGAAGCCTTCTGGGCGGTCATCCAGTCCGTGGCGAGGGAGCAGCCGTCTTCGTCAATGTTTGTTATCGCGAGAATTGGAGTACCTGCTTCAAAGGTTTCAATCCCGTAGTTAAGAGTGCGAACAAGTCGGGGATTTCTAGCGGTGAGGTGAAATTCGTACTTCATGGTGCGGTGAAAAAGGTCTCAAGAAGGAAGGTTACTAAGGCCCCGACGATCAGGGTGATTAGAGTTGTATTTCGGTCTTTCTCCTTCATGGCCTGGCTCTAGGAGGGTAACGCCAGGACACAACACCGACCAAGGGCTCGCGAGAAGGGCTCCAAAACTGGCGCCATTCCCCCATCCCGTTAATATAGGCCGATAAAACGTAACTGGACTGCCTCGCAAAGCGGCGAGGGTTGACAACCTCGCCCACCCTCACCTGAACTTCCTCAAAGGGCTCGGGCGTGCTCTTGGCAGGGCTAACCCACACGGGCTCTTTACAGGTGTCCATGCTCACCACTCAACGGCAATGATGGTGTAGGCGGATCCGGCGCATGGTCTGCCCACACGCTTGTTGAGCATGTCGCGGCGAAAGCGTGCTGCGCTTGACATGTTAGCGAAGCGCATCGTTTCTTGAACCTCAAGGTTGCCGTAGGCGTGAAGAACCTTGGTGAGTGTGGCGGTCATGGGAGCGGTGTTTTCCATGCACTTACTATACCGCTTTTCCTTCGGAAAACCAAGCCGGTAAACCGCCCGTGGCGGTTCGGTTAACCGCCCTTCTCTCAGCTTGCTTCTCTGAAGGCACTCGGTCGTACAAAGGAATTATGCGATACAGGGGAGGAATACTTGGCTGGTGCCCCGGAAGGTACGGGGATCGGGTCTGCACGTCATATACGAGGCACTCGCAGGGCAAGTTCAAGGCGCTTGTGGGCCTTGGGGCATGTTACGCCAGACAGGGATGCCTGAGCGGCAAAGCGAACGTCATCCGCCGTGCCAGTTGCGAGTGCCTGGGAGAGCTTCACTCGTTTGTTCAACGGGCCAAGGAACCAGAGCGCGTTGTAACTTGCGGCTCTCAGGGTGTCTCTCTTCGGGGCATTCACTGGAGTCCCTTTCATTCTGCTTCCCTCCAAGCGTTGGTTGTTTTCCATACTTTTACTATACCGTTTTTCCATAGGAAAACAAGGCGGGGAACCGTCCTAGTCGGGGCGGTTAACCCCCTAGCTTCTCCAGCCACTTTTGAGCAACAGTTTCATCACCCTTCCGCCACTCGATGAATCTTCCACCTGGACCGTACCCGTCAATAACATGTAAGTCACCAGTTTGGCTTCGAAGGGTAATGGAGTACCCTGCGTCCTCCTCAAGAACCGAAACACCTTCTCTTTCGTAGAAGTCGGCAGAGGAAAGACGAGGGACAAAGTTCTCCGTCCTTCGCACCAGGTGAACTAACTTGTCAATTGTTTCCATGGTTGGTTTTCAGAGGTGCTAGACGAGCGAGACTCGCCATTAAAGAGAAAAGTTCAGGGACTCACTCGTCGACAGCTTCGTAAAACCCGTCTTCGTGGCCCTCACGCCATCCTTCCTGAAAACCGTCTCTGTTGCTCTTTTTGAACAGTTCGCGCAGCTCGTTCTGAGCCTGCTCTGGAATTGCGTGGATCTGGAAGATTGCCTGGAGCTCTTGAGCGTGAGACATGGCCGTTCGGTTCACTGAATATAGTATAGCGTGTTTTAGCGGTGGGAGCAAGGCGGGAAACCGCCCCGCTCGCCGCATTGGCTTCAGGCCGAGGTACTAAGAAAGAGAAAGCATTCGCTCAAGAGGTTGCAAAGCTTTCAGTCTCAGTCCCTCTTCAAGGTTAATCTCGGGAGTCAAGTCCCGCAGACAATTCCGCACTTTTTCCAGGGTATTTAATTTCATCCAGGGGCAGTCGTTGCAGCTACAACCGTCTCGTCCAGGAACCTGCAGAAACACCTTGTTCGGCGCAACCTGCTTCATTTTGTGAATGATTCCTGGTTCCGTCAGGACGATGAAGGACTCCGCCGTACTTTCCTGCACTCTGCGGAGCAAAGCACTCGTGGAACCCACGAAATCCGCCAGATTTAACAGAGCCTCTTCGCACTCAGGGTGGGCGATAACCTCGCTCTCGGGGTGTTTCACCCATAGCTCCATGAGAGCCTCTTCGCTGAAAGCTTCATGGACTTGGCAACTTCCGTTCCAGAGCGTTAGCTCTCGACCAGTCTGCTCAGCGACCCATCGTCCCAAGTTTTTGTCCGGTGCGAACAAAATAGGTCGGTCTTTCGGGACCTGTCCAACAAGGCGCACGGCATTGCTGCTGGTGCAGATCAGGTCGCTCTGAGCCTTGATTGCTGCTGAGCAGTTTATGTAGCTAATTACATAGTGGTCGGGGTTATCAGCACGAAACTTTTCAAAGTCCTCCGGCAAACATGCATCAGCCAGGCTGCAACCGGCGTTGATGTCCGGGAGTAAAACGGTTTTTAACGGATTGAGAACTTTGGCGGTTTCGGCCATGAAGTGAACTCCGCAGAAAACGATCGTGTCTGCGTTGGTTCCCGCAGCTTGGCGAGCGAGCTCAAGCGAGTCTCCAACAAAGTCCGCAATTTCTTGAATTTCAGGAACCTGGTAGTAGTGGGCCAGGATTACGGCATTGCGTTGCTCTTTCAGCTTGAGGATGTCTTCAACTGTGCTCATTGAGCTTCTCCGATGCTTTGTTTGCTTGTCTGAGGATCCTTTAGTGGAGATCCTGAGGAAATCTTTCAGGTTAACCCTCAGGCTCCAAAGTAACATCAAACCCGGAAAAGTCCCTCTGTGAGGGAAAACGGTCCTCGTAGTATCCTACAGGGCTTGAGTACAAAGGGAGAATACTCGTAACTTTCTGCCCCGGAAACTGAGTCTCCAGAGAAGAAATCACGGCATCTTTGACAGAGGCAAGGTCGAGTTCAACTTTTGAAAAGTGCTTGATTTTAGTCATCGATCCCATGGTGTGAGATGTGAAGGCTTCAGAACTATATCAACACCTTCAAAAGTGGTTCCAGAAATCTCGCGTCTCATATCAGTTTGAGTGGAAACTTTGAATGAGATTACATCTGCGGAGAAGTTTGGTAAGGACCGCCCAACCTCCTGCTTGATTAGCGCTTCTATCTGAGCTCTCGTAAGATTCACTCTTACGGGGGAGTTGCTGAAAATGGTGCTCATTGTGTTGCTTCGGGGGGGGGGGGGGTTGCTTCAGGGTTGAAATGACTTAAGTTGGCAGTTCAAGTGCAGGGTTGTTCGTGTCGTTCGAGAAGTTCTCCACGGGAGCACTTGCTCTCACCCAAGTATCGGAAGGTTTCGTTGTGGGCCAGGAACCACTCAGTTGTATCGTCATCGTCACTCTCGGCCAGCAGCAGGTCATTGTCAAACCCTAAATAGTAGTTATGACTATACTTATTGCCCGCAACCCATTTGAACTGCTTCATTTGCAGTCCGTCTGGGTACTTTTCTTCGTAGAGCATGGCTGAAAGGGGCGAGTGAACTAAGTATAGCGCCTTTTCCAGGGAAAGACAAGCCGGGAAACCGCCCCTTACCTTGGAATATTGCTCAGTCTTCGTCTTCGTCTTCGTCGTCTTCGACGTACCAGTCTTCATCCAAGTAATCCTCCTCGTCATCTTGCAGAGGATCGGTATCAATGTGTATGTGACCGAAGGTGACAACGCCTTCTACGCTGCAGCATTCAGCGTCCGAAAGTGGTTGGTCGAACGTGTGAAAACACCCTAGCTCGATCAGAGTGTCATCCCGAATATCCTCAACGCGGATTGCCCCGAGTGTGCCAGAGTCTACACCGTAGGTGTTACCAAACTGGTCCTTGAACTCGCCGTCTCCGTGAGCTGTACTGAAGATGAAAAGCTCTCGGCCATCCTTGAGCACGATTCTTCCTTCGCGTTCTTCACCGATACAGGGGAAGGTGAGGTTACAAACCTCGTCCCATGCGCCACCCTGAATAACGTATCCAAGGTCTCCAATGTAGTAGGTTTCGGAAGGTTTCATGATGGTAACAGTCCTAGAGTGGGTTTGGGTGGGAAAGTTCAGCAATCTTCGTTGTCTCGGTCGCCTTCGTCCTCAGAGCTTAGCAGCTCGTTTTCAAGGTACGAGGTGAAAGGGTCGTCGAGAGTGTTGTCGGGGGCAGGTGAAAGGTTTTCCATTTTCTCAAGAGTTGGTTGATTGTTAACTAGAGAGTGAAATCGGTGAGAACTCAGCGATAGAGGTACCAGTCGACCTCGCGTGTGCCGTCGCAGATTTCCGAATGGTACTCGTAAAACATGTCAACAACTTGGTTAACCGGGTCAACTTCAAGAGTAACATCGTCGCGTGCAATCACGAAGACTTCTTGGTAGAGAATGTCGAAAGCATCCTTGTCACCATCTTAGCCGGCGAAGCACTCGTCGTTGAGCATTTCGCCATGAAGCTGAATGGTGGCGGCGAGGGCAACGGCTTCAGGAGTTTGCATCGGGTTGGGGGCGGTGTTTTCCACCCCTTTACTATACCGTTTCGCCTGAGTGGAATAAGGGTGTAAACCGCCCACTTCAGGGGCGGTTATCCGTCTTCTTAAACTACAACATAACCGAGACGAGCCAGAAGAGTGCCTACAGCACGCTCGAAGTCTTCACAGGAAAACCCCTCATACCAGTCATTACCACCGTGTTCATAGTATAGGGAAGATACTTCCCCACGGCTCACCTGAAGAGCAGGTTGTTTGAGGGCCTTATCAGCCTCTCTCACCGACTCTCTAGCGTAACCGGGGTAGAGACACGTCTCTTTATGCAGCTCGTCAGCGAGTCTGGAGCACAGATCGCGGAAATTAGGTTGTTGGACGTTTTTCATTGTGTTAAGACGAGTTTCTTAGGGACTTTTCCATCCCTTACTATAACGTTTCTGCGACGCAGAAACTAGCCGGTAAACCGTCCCAGAGCAAGCGGTTATCCGCCCATATGGGACAACACGCTTAGTTCTCGTTGTGGAGGAGCGCACTGACTCTTTCTTCAAGGGGAGAAAGGGGGATCGGGTAGCCGACTTCGTCCGCTATCGCCCTTCTCATAAACTGAAGCTCAGTTAGAAGCTCGGCGCACAAGGACCGAAAGTCAGGTTGTTCGTTGCTTGTCGCGATTGGTGAAAACTCAACCACCCACACAAACGGGTTAGCGTCCCACGATTCCTTGCCGTGGAGGGACACCCAACGCTCACGATAAGCGTTGCGATATAAGGAACACAGATCCCACTTATCCGCCACAGGTCTAAAGTCTTCAATCACGCCTTCGGCAGCAGCATCAACCTCGGTGAGGCCCTGTAGCAATCCCACTCTCACAGAGGAAACTTCTAGGGTTAAACGGCTGGCCCACCGGGGCATAGATGTTGCGGGTCGCCAGCAACCGACTCCTCCTAAGGTGTCACCTTGCTTGTCGCTCTTGTACCAAATCGGGGTGCCGGGGTGTATCTCAGTAGGGCTGCAGTGATCGTACTCATGTCGCGCAGCCCATATCTCTTGCACCCAAAGTCGGTCCCCCGGCTTTCCGAGTGGACAGGGTATAAGAGGGTAGACTGGGCCTGACCGGGGTTTAAACCACATTCCTGTGGCGTCCGTTTCGTGCATCTCCCACCCACTCCCACAGTCAGGTTGCGGGTCTACCACAATCCGCATCTGTGTCTTTAGGCCAGCCTGTGTGGCTCTGACCATGTCGAGAGTGAACTGGACGGGTGTTTCTTTGGGGGTTACCATCGGAATGTGTGTAAGGGTGGTTGTTAAGGGGCAAGTATCTGGGCATTGTTCCAGCGGCTTTGCGTGTGGTAAGGGAACTCGGTGCTGGGGAGCTTGGCCATTGTGAAGGAGTTCCTCCAAAAACTAAGTATACCGTTTTCTCTTCGAAAAACACGCCGGGTAACCGCCCTAGAACAAACGGTTAGCCAGCCTCTTAGGGATCATAGGAGGAAAACGCATTCAGTCCCCCTTTGGCGTCGAGCAAAGCTAAGGCTTTATTGAGTCCGGTATGCTCCTTTAGGTCCGCATAAGGGACAAACTCCATGCGGTACCCGACCGGATAATGCTCTTGGAACCTTTCGTGGCGGTCGGGTCGAGTACCCTCCAAGATCCCAAGGTCGTGGTACATGTAGGCTTCATTGCTGCAAGCGTGAGAGCCCAGAAAAGTGCCATCTTCAGACACTAGAACACCTTCGAGGAATCCGCTAGAGCCACCGTTGTTGAAACCAAAGATTACCGGTAGCTGGTCAAGGTCTCTTGAGTTTGGATTGAAAATTGCGACTTTGCGTCCTTCCATCGTAAGGTTGTGCTGCGCAAGGTAGAGGGCAGCTGCGGCGGGAGTTGTCATTTTGCTGAGTTGTGAGTTTGCGAGTGACTCAACGAGTGACTCAAGTTACTTGGGGGATTCAAGTTGCTTTCGTATGGAAAGCATTGGGGCTGCAAAGGGGCACCAGTCCGGTGTAACCCAGCGAGTGTCGCCTATGCTGCGCCGTGTTTCAAACGAGGGATGCGTACAATAAACATCGGACCCGCTGTCGCTTTGGCAGCGGTATTGCTCGCTAGTCACGTATCGGCACCCGTAGCAATCTGCTGTTAAGTGGAGGTGGGGTCCTTCTCGTTTGGTTTCCATCTTACTGTTTGTTGAGTGGGCTTTCGGAGTAACTCACCAACTTCCCTGGTAGGAAGTGTCTTGGTGTCGCTGACGCTCTGCTCGGTCTTCAAGGGAATCTCGAAGGAAGGCTTCGTCTGAGTTTGCTCTGCTCATTACACCTCGGAAAAGTTCTCGGAGTTCTGCTCGTGCGGATTGGGTGATCTCGTGACGGTTGCAAATCTCATTTAGCTTCACGTATGTTACGTCTTTCACTGGCCCAACCCCTTGCTCTGTGACGGTTTACCGGCTTGTTTTCTCGAAGAGAAATTTGCAAGGATTGTCATTGTACCACTTCGCTGCTAATTTCGCTCCTCATCAAGGTTTGACGTTCAACGTCCATTTGAAGCAGATCCCAGATTATTACTCAGAGAAACTTTTGCAGTTCGAAGGTAGTGACCGGTGGTGTACCCCATTCGATCCTCCTCAGTTCCGATCACAAATGAAACTTTTGCAACGTTGTAGTCTCGGAACTTTTCGAGCATTGCTTCCTGGACAATATGCTCAACCTGCTCCTTTGAGAGCTCTACCGTAATATCAAAGGGTGTCTTTGAGTCGAAAGTCATAGTCGGATGGGATAAGTTGAAAGTTTTCAGGGCCAGGACTAGTACGGGGGAAGAAAGTGTTACAGCGGCCTAACAACGTTGGGTCTAGCTCCAGTAAGTCGAGAACCGCGTCAGTAGGGTCCTCTCGTATCTGCGAACGACGGACCCCCAACGCATTAGAAACGTAGAACTGGTTTGGTTCGGAACCCTGTACGAGCCATATGTCGCACCCACTAACCTCTGTGTAAACCATCCCCTCGTGGTGAATCGTGTCCACAGGGTTAATGTCGAGTCGGAGGATTTCCGCTGCAGGTGAGAAAGGGTTTTGCATAGGAGAGTTGAAGTGAACTGTAATCACAGTTACATATACCGGTTTTCCTTCGAGAAACCAAGCCGGGAAACCGCCCTTAAGCAAACGGTTATCCGGTCCTAGCCAAAGCGGAGATGCTACCAGGAAAAGAGTTGTCCGCCAGCCAGGTAGTAAGCTCTGAGGGATTCATAGGACTGTTCACAGGAGAACCACGAACTGCCCTGAAGCCAGTTGTTTTCAATCTCTACGAGAGCCTGTCGGAGTGCCCCCTTGGTGTAGCGAATGCTGAACCGAGTGCCGTCGGTGTCTCCGTAAGTTACAACAGCTACTTCTCCTTCCCTGACCCAGTTATAGGTGCTTGGTACAAAGGGATCACCGTAGACGGACCTGCCTGAATTGCCCATAGGTTTGCTGTGTGATTACTGAGGGTTTGCTGAGGGTTTGCTGAGGTTTGCTGAGGGAACTTATCAGTCAGGGTCGCGCAGCCACCCTTCCGGAGTCAGGGTCTCGACCCAGATGGGCGGATTAGCTACCCAAGCGGGTTAGTCTGACCAGAGAATGTCCCGAAACCGGTAGGCCAGTCGTCGGTTCAAAAACAGTGCAAGGATAGCGTGCTCGGCGCCAACGCTGCTGCACACACGGTAGGGGAGAATGGTTGGTTCCATAATAGCCAAGGTCAAAGATAAGGAGGTTAGGCAGCCCTGAGCAAAAGGCGATCGGCACTCGTTCCAACTTGGAAGGCACCGTTCCAGAGGTAGGCTTCCCACTGGTACTCACCCTGCTCACTCTTGAACCCAGCATGTATTGACTCCGTGCCCCTGCGTTCGGCTGCTTGTTCTAGGCTCGCAAGAGTCGTGGCACCCATGAAATTCTTAAGATCCCTCAAGTTGCTGAACCATGTGTCGTTGTACCTGAAGCCTATGAAACGGTATTTGACGACCCCGGATGTGTCGCCATGGTAACTGTATCCAGCGCGTACAATTTGACCTGCGGCCAAGTTGGCGATGGTTGGGCGGAGAGACTTTGTGGGTGAGGTCATTGGGGAGTGCCTTTCAACTCATTTAGTATACCGTTTCTGCACCGCAGAAACAAGGGGGTAAACCGGTTCACAGGGGGCGGAAAGCCGCCCAACTTCACACAGCCAACAGCTGAAGTGTAAAGATATAAAGGGTTTAAGGGTAAAGAATTAGTCCTGGGGGAGGCAACAGACGCGGAAACCGACGTTGAGGCCGCGGAAGTCCGGGTGGTTGATGAAGCGGTAAGCCGAGCGGCAGTACCTGGGGAAGTTGACCCACGACCCGCCGCGCAGCAGCCTTGGTTCATCATCAGCAGCGGCAGGTATATGCCAGGGTTGGTCATCACCAGGGGCGAAGTTGTAACTGTAATGCCAATGGTCTGCGCACCACTCCCAGACATTGCCGTGCATGTCATGCAGGCCCCAGCCATTGGCCGCAAAGCTGGCCACCTCAACAGTCTGCTCGCGATAAGTGCCCTTGGGGCCATTTCCATAAACGTGATTGCCGTTGTAGTTGGCCAGATCTGGCGTCAGCGTGGCCCCGAAATGAAACGGCGTGCTGCTGCCGGCACGACAGGCGTATTCCCACTGCGCCTCGCTCGGCAGCACGTAACGTTGGCCCGTGCGCTGGCTCAGGCGGCGGCAGAACTCCTGCGCATCAAACCAGCACACCCGCTCCACCGGACGGTTCGCTCCCTTGAAATTCGATGGATCGGGCTCCAGGTCACGCTCTACCTTCTGCCAATCCGCCACCGTCCGCCACTGGGCCTGGGTAATCGGTGTTTGGGCCATCCAGAAGGCGCCCAGCGTCACTCCATGCTGGGGGCCTTCATCGTCTGATCGCTCCGGCTCGTCCTCAGGAGAGCCCATCAAAAAGCTGCCTGACGGGATCTTCACCATGGTGAGGCTGATTTCTTCAACTAAAAGTTTTTCCATAAGATTCAGGATGGGGTCGATTCACCGTAACTACCATAGCGTGGTTTGGCGGAAAGGGCAAGCCGGGAAACCGCCCACCCTGCCGTCTAATGGCCAGGCAAGGATTGCAACCCAAGTAACTCCTTGTCTTTGTCGGATAGGTTTAACCGCTCCAGAAGCTCTTTCCTCTCGCTGTCTTGTCTGTCCAGCTCTATTTGCCTCAGCGAATCTTCTCTTAAAAGGAGGCTTTCTGCCACCTGCTCAAAGGTTACCTCCCCTATGTTCTCACTAAAGAGATTCAGGGAGCATTTATCGACAGTGTAGCGATCCGGGAAGTGAAAGTTTACGTTGTAGCGTCCGAACTCCTCACGGGTATCAAACACTACCCGAACATCAAGCTCCTTGGCTTTACACAGTATTGAAAGTAGCACGGAAGCAGAGACTGTCATTGTGGGATGCCTTTTAACTCACTTAGTTTACCGTTTCTCCCGAGCAGAAACAGGGGGTGGAAACCGCCCCAAAGGTCTTCGTACGCTTGAATCATGTTGTACGGGTCGATTTGGAAGCGGCGTTTAAACGGTCACTAATTACACGAGCAATTTCGGGAGACGAGCAGTACCCGCCAGCCCACCAGATGGGGCCGATAACTTGCATTTGAATAAAGTGCCCCCTAGGGCGATAGACCCTCCCCTTAAACGGGACGTCGGAGGACAGAAAGGGAACGTAGGGCAGGTTGATTTCCATGCTAGTTCAAGGTAGCAAACGTAGGGGGACAGTGGAATCGTCAATTTTCACTCTCATCGCCCAGTCCGGCTCGTTCGGGTCGTAGGCGTTGTCGAAAGCTCGGCGCAGTTCTTCCCGAGTGACAGTGATGGGGCCATCCTCGGTGAGCCAAGTGTGGTAACCGTTCCCGATGTCAGTATAGTCTAGCAGGTCAGTGACGGCAGAGTTGGTCAGTGCCGGTGATTCTTCCAGGGGTTGGGGCTCCTGTAGAGCTCTCAAGTGGTAGCGATTTGCGTAAATAACCCCTTGCCTCTCAGCATCGCTGCGCCAGTCGGACGCGGCTGCGAGCGAAGAGAAAGGGCCAATGTACGGCAGTCGTCTACCGTCAGAGTTGTCTGAGACCAGTATGTACTTGGAACCGGATGGTGCCCAGTCTAAACTGGCTAGTGCTTCTTCAATCATGGTAGTTGGAAATGGGTTCTAACGAGTTAAAGCGGTTGTGTCAAGAACTAAGGGCAGGGTGACGGAGTGTTCCACCGGACCAACGAATGACGGAGTTGCCCAGAACCCACCCGTTGCGAGCGGTGTAGGTTGGGGTTGAGGCGTCGTCGGCGGGAAGAGCTGCGAGCATTTGGAGGCGGACATCATCGTTGTCGAGTGCGACGGTGAGCAGAGCCTTCTTTGTTTTCTTTGCCGAGTAGCCAGCGAGAATCCGTTCACCGTCGATAACCACCACGATTTCGTACTGGGTCGGACGGTTGTGAGTGTCGTCGTGGCTCAGATTTTGGAGGGTGGTCACTGCCGGGGTCGTTTCGCTGTATTTATTATACCGTTTCTGCCCTGCAGAAACAGGGAGGTAAACCGTCCTAGGGCAAACGGGAAACCGCCCCACACAAGACTCAATTTAGGGGTGCGTTCGAGCAGGCTCCGCCAAGTGGCTCCCACAGTGCTTTCATGTGTTCCCACCTGGGAGTCAGGTAGGCGATAACAGCGGGCTCGTCAGCCCTACAAACTTCAATCTCAATCCACTCGTATAAGCCTCTGCGTTGCTGCATAATGAAGAGGAACAGCTTACCGTTGCGGTAGTTGTCGTCGCCCACGTGCGGAAATGGCGCCCCTTCGGAGTCCTCCTCGTGATCCTCCACCCAGTCCCATCGAAATACAAGATTGTAGTCCATGTCGCTATCGCCTTCTTCAACCAGGAAGTCGGCTATAGACTTGTACTCTCGGTAACCTTTAGCGCCACCAGGGGCGTAGTAGTTTCCTAAGTTACAGTAGTAAGGGTGACTGACTTCCCATAGGTGAGGAACTGGTGTTACCTGAGTGTCGTTGGCTGGCATGGTGTTTAATAGGTATGGGTGGAGGGGTGGATGGTCAAGTTCACATTACTTACTTTAGGGTGTTTCACGGGGAAAGGTGAGACGGGGGATCCGCCTTAGATGGAACAACCGTTTAACGTGAAGATCGACCATTCACTTTTCTTAATTTCAGCCATAAGTTGGCTGTTGTTCAGGGATTCTAGTTCAGCACGCATTTCTCGACCCTCTTCCTCTGCGGCGTCTTCGGTGGAATAACTCTCAGTGTCAAACCAACACTCCATGAACTGATCAATCAAGGTCTGGCGTTGAGCTTTGTTGATGTAGGTGGTTGCCATTTTCAGAGTAAAGGGTCGGGTTAGAAATCGCGATTGAGCCAGTGCTGAACTGACTCGCTGTAACTACTATACCGTTTCTGCGGGGCAGAAACAAGGGGTAAACCGCCCCAGGGCAAACGGGAAACCGCCCTTGGACCACGACCCACTAATCCCTGGCGTGGCACCGACGCTGGAGATCGGCACCGGTAGGACCAGGTGTCATTCGGCACCCAGAAGCGAGAGCTGCTGGCGCCTGACCTCATCGCACCAGACATCGTAGGCGTCGTCCCTGCCTGTCAAGCAGCAAACGCGGCCACGGTCGCGGGGGTAGGCAGCGTCCAGAGCCAGCTGCAGTGTTTTGCGGTCCTCGGTGCCGACCCGCTGGATCACGGCGGTAATGATTGGGCGGCAGTGGTCGCGCCAGGTGGGGTCAGGCATTGGCCTCTTGCTCGGCCAGCCAAGCCTCTACGACGGCGAGCGCTTGTGCCGACACCCGCTTATCGGTGGCGGGGTTCCAAGTGTGCTTGGCCCAGCCTCCTGGAGGCTGAATATACCAGTCTGGAAATCTGCGGAAAAAATAAAAAACCGCAGTTTCGTTAAGGGTCAATGAATACTGATTTGCTATCCGAAATAGCAGGTAGTAAGAGCATAGCTCGCGGCGCCATGCCTGAACGGTCAAGCTGACAGCGGGATCGCTGTAGACAGTTGTGACGACACAGCGCGGGCGTGGGTGCGTAAACAGTTCGGATGGTGTGGTCATGGTGGGGTCAGGCATCGTCAATCTCCACCATGGCGGGCCAGTTGGGCATCAGTGAGTCGTAGGCATTCTCAAGGGCCGAGCGGAGTTCGGATCGGGTGATGCGGATCACGGCAGCGTCGGTGTTCCATTCATGGAGATCGCCGCCAAGCCACGTGCTGGCCAGGATGTCGGCAACGGTGGGGATGGGCTGGGCCATGGTTGAGATGCAATGGGATGGGATGCCAAGCTCACGGCGTCTGGCGGGTTGGGGTTAGCCGGGGGTTGGGGTCAAAAGCTCCCAGGCAAATAATTCTTGCCACCTGTCAAAAACTGCTGTAGCAAATGGCCCTGATGTGCCAAAAACCTTCTGCACTCTTTCTTTTCTTCGTAAATCTTACGCCATTCATTGCGTAAAGCATTGCCTTTGTACGAAAACAGCGGTCTTTTGTCTCTGGATATTGCTGCTCTTTTTGCTTCTACGGCTTTACCTAAGGTCGCCATCAGTTCTTCAGCGGTCTTTCCTCGGCGCGTCCACATGTCCACGACAGTATCAATGGTGGCATCGGCTGGTATGTAATCCCTAGCCCACCATTTGCACCAATCGGCATCGGTCGGGAGCCGATTGAAGGTCGTTGAGAAATGAAACTCTCTTACAACTGTTCCGTCTAGTCCCAATAACTGAGCGCGGCAATGACTAGAGTAAGGGTACTCTCCAGCCCAGAACTCCCGGTAGACGCAGTGATCAAAGTTAAACTCATGGGTCGGCTGGCCAGTGATGGCGGGAATAGTGGCAGGCATGGCGATTAAATCTGAGGGTGTCATTGGTGGTGGATTGCTGCCGGGGAGCCCCGGCGAGCCGTGGGTCAGGCCAGCGCGTAGGTGTAAGAGACGGCAACAATGCGTGGGTCGTGATCGAGCCAGAAGCTAACCCTGCCGTGCTTGTGGCCGGGGAGGTGGGTAACGCTTGCGGCGCGGTTTACAGTCAGGCGGCACACAGCGGTTTTGCTGACGACCTCCTTGCCGTCGTTGTAGCGAAGAATCTCAGTCATAATGTAGTCCCGCTCAAAGGTGGGAAGCAGGGCGTAAGGGGTGACGGCCATGGCTGGTGAAGTTCGCTGTAACTACTATACCGTTTCTGCCCTGCAGAAACAAGCCGGTAAACCGCCCCAGAGCGAGCGGTTAACCGCCCATCCAACCTTTTGACAAAGTTTCTACTAGATAAACTCGAAGAGGAAGTAATCAACGGAAATGCCGAGTCTTTCGCACTCTTGTGGGACATCGTCGGGCAGGGAATCCACCAGGGTCGAATAGGCGAATTTCTCCCACAGCAGGTAGAATTGTTCCTCAGTCATTGGTCTCAAGTTGCAGTATAGCCTCCATGCGGATGGGTTCTCAATCTTGGTTCTCAATGGGCAAGCACAGCCAGTAGCGATGCTGCTCGTTGTTGCGCTTCCACCTCTCCTCGGGGTTGATGTCCCAAGTGGTTCGAGCTTCCATCACCGGAAAGTCACACCCAGGGAATCCATAACTTGTAAACATGTCGCCTTCAAATGATGCAGTACCGAACGGCACAAGCTCAGGGTGGCGAGCACGAATGACCGCCCAGACTTCGGGGCTGGTTTCCACGGTTTTGTAGTTCGGCATTGGGTCTGGCGTTTGTATGCTATTATTATACCGTTTCTGCCAAGCAGAAACTAGGGGGTGGAAACCGCCCGTTTTCGGGGTTGATGGTGACTAAGGGGTGAGTTCGTCCCACGAGTTAAATTCCGCAAGGTGCTCAATCATATAAGGTTGCATCCAATCCCAGCCGTCATTGATCTCTTGCCAGAACCGTCCCGTAAGATTTTCTTGCGTGTACCTTGTATCGCGGAACAACCACTCATCCCACTCGTAAAAGTGTTGTGAATACACACCAAAAACAGCAGCAGCCCAAAACTGAAAAGCATATTTAAACTGAGTGAGGGGGTTCTCCATGGGTCAGCGTTTACACACTATTATTATACCGTTTCTGCGACGCAGAAACAAAGGGTGGAAACCGTCCGTTTGCGAGGGGGAAGATAATGCTTCGCACTCTTCGAAAAAAGTTTTCAATGTTGAGGGGGGGTGGGGGGGTACCCCCCCTAACATTGACTTTACCGGGTAAAATTATAGTGGAGGAGTGCTGAGGGCTGTAACAACCCTGGGGCAGCACTTCCTCCACCCCTCCAAATTGTTACTTTCGCTATATGGCAACTTCATCCTTCACCTCTTCTGTAACGAAGGCACTATCACAA